GACTTGATCACGGTTTTCTTGAATTCTGCTTTGCCAAGCATTTTCAATTTCCGATTTGATCTCTTCGGAAATCACATTGTTTTCAAACAACTGTTTTACTATATCTAACATTGTGATTCTCCTCTGTTATTTGAGTCCAGAGATAATTCTCTTAAGACTCTCTGCTAAGTATTTCTGTGCCTTTGGATCGCCTTTGACTTCTTGTGCTATTCTATATGCCTGATAGCCGCCTGTATTATTCATTAGATGTTCATAAACTGGTGTAGGATAAGCTCCCGGGGCTGATGGTTGTGCTACTACATCAACAGTGATAATTTCAAAACCTTGGACATTACCGCTGCCGTCAACTTCGCCGCTGCCCCTGCTTGAAACTCCTAGTTTTACTCCCGACTCCAACATAGTCTGTACTAGTTGACCCATTGGAGTTGGAAGGATTTTAAGTTTTCCGTAGCCGTTAGGACCGTCCATCCACATCTTGGTAATCATGTGTGAAACACGATCAAGATTGATTTTTAAATCCTGAGGATGATCAACTTCTCCAAGAACAGAGTATCCGCCAGAGATCTGTTCGTTGAGCGTCTTGACAGCCCTGCCAATTTCTTGAGAAGAATAAATGCGTTGATTTGCATTTCGGATGTCTCCTTGAATGCAAATGCCATTTAAATGCATCGACTTTTTACCGTCGCTGCCTTCATCTCGCTCCAAGACAATCTTAGCCTGGTCAAAACTCAAGTGTTCTGATAGAGTAGTTTTCACCTATATAGTCCTATTATCTACGACCACGGAAAAGGCTTTGCTTGTTATCAGCTTGTTCAGCAGTGCCTTTCTTCTCAGCACCATGTCCTGGCTCTTTCTTGCTAAAAGCATTGCCTGCTTTGCCGCCTGGAACATTGATATTACCAGCATTATCTTCTTTTGGATTTTGGTCATTTAGTGCGGAACCTTTAATTTTGTTTCCGGCACCAACTGTACCTGCATCCTGACCGTTACGACCGCTTAGAATGTTAGCAGTTGTACCGCCCATATCATTCTTACCAGCAACGATAGACTTGGTGTTTACACCGTTGTCACCCATTTTTGCTGGGGCAACTTTTTCTACATATTCACGAACTGTTTCTAGTTCTGGATCAAAAGCGTCTTTCATTTCACCGCCTTCTTCTCCGCCCATTGCGTCAAATTTAGCTTGTAGTTCGTCTACAATAGCGTCTAGGTCTTGGAATAGTTCTTCTGGCTCTTTGTCGGCTAGATCTTCTTCGCCTTCGTCACCTAGTTCTGCTTCTAGATCGTCAGTAGCGTCTCCGCCCATACCACCCATGTCACCTTCTTCGTCGTCGGCTTCGATAGCGATATCTTCAAAACCTTCGTCCATGTCTTCGTCGTCGGAAGCTTCTTTTACTTCCTCGTCTTCGTCGTCTTTTTCTTCGTCGGAAGCTTCTTTTACTTCCTCATCATCTTCGTCTTCGTCTTTTTCTTCTTCGATTTCGTCTTCGATGAGTGTTTCATAAATTTCGCGTGATTTAGAAACTACATACTCGTGGAAAAGCTCTTCAGCTTTCTCTTTTTCGTCGTTGACCAAATGCTCAAGCATTTGCTCTAGAATCTTGTTATCGGCCATGTTATATTCTCCTTAAAGATGGTTAGGCTGTCGTTTTATTTACTACAAATAGATTAAATAAGGGTTAAATGGTAGTTTTTTGATCGTTTTCTGCGGAATATATAATAATTGGAAATTTTTTTGCTAGTTCGTCATAAGTGATATGCTCGAGGTTAGGCAACAAAGGTCCCAATTTATCTGGCATAAAATCGCCTCGATTAATTACTCTATAGAATTTAATTTTTCTAAATTCTTTAATAACTTTTTCTGTTTGATTTAACCAATTTCCGTAGAATGTAGCTGTGTCTGTACTCTTTTTATAGTTATAGGTATCAGCGTACACATTGTTGAATTTGCCATTATGACCCATGTAGTCAAAGCCAAAAATATACACTTCTTTATGTCCTTGAGTGCAGGCAAACCATAATGCTGTTGGTCCGGAACTCCAGCCTTTATGGGGATTAAAAAAGTTTATATGTGCTTTACTGCTGACACCTTTATTTGGATTTGTCCAGACAGAATGTGTTTTATGATAGCCGGCTGCAATGATTTCGTTGATCATTTTTACATCTACTGCTATTAGAAAATGGGGATCAACTTCTCTATAGATAGCATTACATCCGTAGACTGTGCCTAAACTTAATAATGAGTTTAGATCTACTGTTAATCTGCTTTTTCCGTTACCTAGAACGAACGCGGGGTTATTCGGTTGATGCGGCTTCAACTGGAGTTCCGTACATTTGTCTAATAAAATCTAGCTCTGATTGCTGTTCGACCTCATGCGCTTCAGCAGCTAGTCTTAGTTGATTAATTTGGCGGAGTGTCAGCCTTATTTTTCGAGTATCTTCTTTTTTGACCACAGATTGATCTCTGCCGGCATCGTACCTGCGATCCGTAGCAAAGTCATTGTTTTTATCGCTAAAATAAAAAAATTCTTTTAGAAGCATACTGTATTTATTATTGTGCGGGCTGTTCGGCTGGTGCGGCAACTTCTTCGCCTGCTGCACCTTGTTCAGCTGCTGCTGCCATATCCGGAGGAGCTTCTGCAGTTTGACCTGCTGCATCGCCGGCGATCCCTGCTGGTGTAATTCCTGCAGATCTCATTTGGCTTTGTGCATCATCTGTAGGAGGTCTGAGGTTTGCTCCGTTTTCCTCTCGCCATAATTGTTCGTTTTCTTTGATCTCTTCTTCAGTTAATCCTAAGAATCTCTTTAGAGCAAACCGCTTGCTCAAGTGAGGAATTTGTACCACTTGACTAAATGTTGCTGCTCTTGCGGTGTCAAGTTCTGATTGACGATAGGCAGCAAAGTTCTGTGGTTGATTGAATTTTAATTCAAATAGGCTAGAATCAATATTGATACCTTGCCAGTTTAGCCACATTTTGAATTCTTGATCAAATGTTTCTACAATGTTAGATTGTAGTCTCTTACAGTATTCATTAAAACGCAATTCTTGGATGTAGGCTGTTCCTACTTTTCCATCAGCAACAGTGTTTGGCTGTTCATCAATAGCTGTAGGCAAATAGCTAGCTGGTATACGCAGAGCACGGAATAACTTGTTGGTAAAATAACGCAAGTCAGTAATTTCACCTAGATTAGTACCGCCTGGTAGTGTTTCAACTTTACTGCCTCTGCCTTCTGCAGTTTGTGGGAAGAAGTAATCTTCGTTAGTTGACAATGGATTATAGCTGGAATCAATAACACTAGTACCGCCACCTGTTGAACTAGGAATGCGGCGCTGCTGAATTTCATTTTTTACACGCTCAACGAAACTCATAGCCATGTGTGCTGGCATGTTTCCTACATCAACATAGAAAATTCTACGCTCTGGTGCTCGCTGAATTCTATAGATAATAATAGCATCTTCGAGCAGTTCTTTTTGTTTATAGACTTTGAATACTGATTCTAATAACGAATTACCAAAAGGATAGTTATTATCTAATCCTTCGCTTAAACTAATATGTACAATGTTCTTTGCATCAACTGTAACTTCGTTAGTTTGATTTGAAAATCGTGTGCCTGGGGGCTGAGCTGCTGAACCCACCATACCTCTGCCAAATCCGCCACCGCTGGTATATGAGCTTGTGCCGCTAGGTGCTGTGTTAGTTGTACCGTGAGGAGTTACTGCAATTAAATCTTTGAAATTGAAATTAATATCACGAACAACATATTGCTCTGGAATCTTGCCTTCACTTTCATTTACAATAATTTTTGAAACTTTGGCTGCATCAACAAAAAGCCATTTTTTAGTTTCTGGATCTCGAATGAAAAAACAGTCTCCATATTTGAATGCATTACGCACTATACGGAAAATTCTTGTTTCAAACTGCTGTTGTTTACTCCATTTTTGTAAACTATCTTTGAGTAATTTTACTTCTGTAGCTGTGGGTTTTCCTCTAAAGGAAACATGAAACGGTGTTGAGTTTTCTTTATCTTTTTGAGTACAAAACTCTGCAAGAATATCCAATGCGGCATTAACTTCGCTGTCCATGTCCATAGTGTCGTACTGCATGTAACGCTCAACACGATTTGGTGCGCCTGCATAGACATCTGGAAGAAATGATGAATAATGTGCTCTAGCAGGACCCGGACGACCTTGTCTACCGCTGAGTACGCTGATACCACCTGCTTGATTGTCTACAGTTACTGGTGTGAAATACTTTTTCCAAGACATTTATTTTTCCTTAGACTTATGCAAACAGGTTACCGCTGAGACCTTGTTGTACTGATAATTGTCGTTCATTTACTCTGTTGAGATCTGAAGTGACTCTAATAAGCATATCCATCTTAGTATTTAAGCTACTTAACAACGATTCTGCTGATTCTTGAGTTGTTCTAGGACCTGGGGAAGCGGTTGTGTCGTCTTTCTTTCCACTAGGAGCAGTTTGTTGTGCAGCTTGTTTTTGAGCAGCAATGGAATTTTCCATATCAGTTCTCGATGATGCTACTTGAGTGTTTACAGGTGCTCCTGCAATGTTAGCCATCTGAGCAGAATATGTGTCTACTTTGGCAGAGATCTCTGCACCAATCTTGCCTTTCTTTCTAATGTCTCCGCCAGCAATCTGAGAGGTTGCTAACAAGTTGGCTTCAGCTTGAGTCATGTTAGCAGTATTAATGCCCAATTTGCCAGCCATGCTAGACTGTCCTTTTTTCATGTACCAAGCACTAACTTCGGCTGCGACTTGAGGATTGTTTACTAGGTCTGGATTATCAACTAATCTATTGTCACCGTAGATAGCTCTCGAAGCTGCGGCATAATTTGTTTTTCCTGTAAGCTGAATGAATCCTCGACCGCGATATTTCCACCCATCTCCTGGTTCGGTGTTGCCCAGAGCTTTGCCCATAGCTGTTCCTGAACCGTACATTAATTCTCCCATCTTTGTGGGATCTTTTTTGATTACATCAAGTTCAGCATCTGAATATTTGGCTGCTCTAGATCCAAAAATATCTCTAATACGAGAATTCTGAGTACCACCATAATTCATGTTTTCTGAAATCGACTTGCCGCCTGTTTCTTTCATTACATTGCCTAATGTAGCGGCAATATACTTAGGATCAGTTATACCTTGTTTTTGCAAGGCTGCTTTGATCAATTCCATGTTTTGTGCTGTGCTCTGACTTATTTGTGCAGGAGTAGTTGCTGCACCCGGAGCACCTGGCAACGAAGAGCCTGGCTGGCCTTGTAGACCTTGATGGTATTTCAATACCGATAACGAATCGTTCCAATCTACTGACTTTTTAGCATCAGCTTCTGCTTTGGCATGCGCCACTCTATCATTATAGTAGCCTGTTTCTCTCTGAGTTCTAAGATCATTCCAAGTTTTATCTCGTTCATCTCTTCTACGATCTCTGTCTCTTTGTTTTTCTTCTTCTTTCTTTTGGTTTTCTATTCTATTTCTTTCTAATTGGCTACCGAAGGCTGCTTTTTCATCTACAAGGGCTTGTTTTTCTTTTTCTAGTGCATCTCGTTCTTCTTTAGATGTATCAGTTAGACCCGGTATAGTATCTCTAATAGCATACCACATTTCTTTGATGTTTAATCCAAGACTCTTAAAGGCTAATTTAATTCCTGTGATTATTTCTCCAAACGAATTAAATGAATTAAAAACATCACCTACTGCTTTTTTAACTGATCTAAAAACTTCAATTACTGGATTCAATACTGATCCTAATGCATTCATTATTTTCTTAAAAAATGTTGCACCATCTTCGATGACAGGTTTGAAAAAATCTTTAATGGTTCTGCCTACACTGTCAATCATTCTACCAAGAAAAGAAAACATAGGACTTAGAAAATCTTCTATAGTATCATAGATTTTCATCATAGCTGTAAATGCTAGTCTAACTGTGCCAATAAGAACATTGAGAGGGAATAGCAATGCTTCCATTGCTAGCTTTACAAGACTGGTATCTCCGGCTACACTGTCAAATAGGTAGCCAAGATACTTAAACGGCATCAATATCGTTTCTACTAAGTTGCTTAATGTTTTAAAAATAGGTGTAAAGACATTAGCAAGAAAAGTTACCAGAGGTCCTACTATTCCCATAAATGCATGGAAAATTGGTGTTACTACAGTATTGACAAACTCAGCTAACGATTCAAACCCTTTTAATAATTTGTCTAACATGCCACTGTTGACTAGAGTCATAGTAAACGAGTTAGAAAGTGCAGCTAATCGTTGTTTAGCCTGTTCAATTTGTTGATTTAACTTTTCCTGATTCTGTGCAGCCTTGTCTTGAGATTTTCTAGCTGCTTCTAAAGACTGTTCTTCTAATTTGTTTAGACCAATTTGAGCCTTGATAGCATGATCAAATTCTCCTCCGGTGGCTGCTAAAGTTTCACCGAAATTTGACTGCATTTGTTTGCCGGCGGCAGCCAGTTGTCTAAAGATAGCGTCTTGTTTTGCTGCACTTATTTTTTCTCCAGACTCTGACATTCTTCGTAGCTCTTGTAGTGCAGACAGAGCACCTTCTCCCATCAATGATGCAGTTTTTGCATGTTCTGCATTGGTAAAGCTACCAGTAGTGACATAGTCTTTCATCATTGCTGCTAATTCAGGAGAAGCTTTATTAGCAGTTGTTAATAATGTTGCAAATGAATCTCGTACATCTTTATTCTTATTTGACATGTAAGAATGAAATTGAGCATCTTGTTGTTGTTGTAACAAAGCCTGCTCGGCTTCTTGTCTTGACATGCCTGTAACTTTGGCCAGTGCATCCATTTCTTTAAGATAATTTCTTGCACCAGCAGCTAATTGTGCATCCGATTGACCTCTTGCTAGACCTTGTGCTCGCAATAATTTTCCGTAAGAAACAATGCCTTCGTTAATTTGTTCTGTAGAATAGCCCAGAGCGTACAAGTCTTTGCCTGTGGCTCTTAGTTGCTTAGACACTGCTCCAAATCTTTTAGCACCTTCTTCTACTGTAGGACCTAGTGCTAAAAGGCCTTCTCCGCCTTTGGCAACCAATGCACCAAACTGATCCATAGTAAGACCTGCTTGACTGGCAGTTTTTACAAATAGATTCATGCTACCATTAAAACTTGCGCCAGCAGATGCAGCACTTTGATAAGCTCTAGCGGTTTTCTGTGAGGCTTGTGCAACAGCTCCGAAGCTGTCTGCTAGAACTCCGCCTACTATAGGAATCATCTTAAATGTTCCTGCTGCGGCTTCTAGATCGTCTCCTACATTCGAAAACTCTTTGATAAGTTTTGCAGATGCAGCACCAACTTCTAGAAACTTCATAGCTACCTGTCCAGCTACATTAGCAACCAGACCAAGTTTGCCAACCAGACCACCCATAGCTTTGCCTACGGCTGTAGAAGATTTTCCTACACCGCTTAGACCGCCAGAAAGATTACCAGGCAATCCAGCAGCACCGCCCGCACCTCCACCGCCTTTGTTTAACCCACCTTTTTGAATAGCTTTTAATATATCTCTAAGTGTTTGTTCAGTGGCCGCATTGGTAGCTTCGACTGGTCCTACGCCGGGTATATCAATTATTACAGGATTGGCCATATATTATTTTTCCAGAAATCTGCGCATATAAATACTTTTCGCTATTTGTATTTATTGGAGATAAAATATGGCAGAAATTGAAACAAAGATGCAATCAAAAGTCAATCCATTGGCTAATTGGTTCCGTCAACCTAAGATTTATATCAAGCTACCTTCTAACGGTGAATTCTATCCAGAGGGTTCCTTAGATCTGAGTCAGAACGGAGAATATCCAGTTTTTGCAATGACTGCCAAAGACGAACTAATGTTTAAAACTCCAGATGCACTGCTTTCAGGACAAAGCACTGTAGAAGTAATTAAAAGTTGTATGCCTGCTATCTTAGATCCATGGCAGATGCCCAGTATTGATGTTGATGCAGTACTAATGGCTATTAGAATTGCAACCTACGGCGAAAATCTAGATGTAACTGCTAATTGCACAGCCTGCGGTGCAGAAAATACCTATGAAGTTAGCCTAACAGGCCGTCTCCATGAATTATCAGGTTTTGAATACCAATCTCAAATACAAAATGGTCCATTGATTGTGCATATTCGTCCTTACACTTATCAAGAAATGACCAAGGCCAGTTTAAAAACTTTTGAACAGCAACGAATTTTAAACATTGTCAACGACGAATCTATATCCGACGAAGATAAGATCAAACAGTTTGGAGAAAGTTTTGTTAAATTATCAGAATTAACTGTGGAAATTATTGCAGGTTGTATTGCTAGAATTGATACACCTGACGGTTCAACTGATGATCCTAAGTTTATTAGAGAATTTATTGACAACTCGCCTAAAGAAGTTTTTGAAAAAATATCAGATCATATCGCTAAAATCAAAGAATCCATCGATATGAAGGATGTTCATGTCAAATGTGAATCATGCGAACATGCCTATGATATTGCAGTGACTATTGATCAAGCAAATTTTTTCGCAGTAAGATCTTAAATCTCCCAGTGCCGGAGATCTTACAGCTTTCTCAAAAGATGGACAAAGAGGCTAGGGAGATTAAGAAAGATGTTCTTAAAATGTGTTGGTATATGAGAGGTCTTTCTTTTGCCGAAGGCATGAATCTTAGTTACGAAGAACGAGAACTTGTTGGCGAGATAATCAAAGAAAATCTTGAAACTACTAAGAAAACAGGCTTGCCTTTCTTTTAAACTTCGTTTCTCATTCGCTGTGCGACTTTTTGCTGTTCTGGATTTAATTGTTTGCCTGTCAACACAGCATTTAATAAATCTCTTAGTTCGTTTTCGTCAACATCACCGGGAAGTTTCTGTGCAGCAGCTTTATTACCGCCTTGCTGATTAGGAGCTAAACTAGCTCCGGTGCCCTGCCATTTCTCAGCACCTTTTTTGAATTCTTGACCTAAACCGACAGCTACTCCAGCAGTCTTGCCTACAGCTTGCCCGGCTTTACCTACAGTACTGCCAATCTTGCTAACCGCACCTTGTGCGGCACCAGCAGCTTTGCCTACAGCACTGCCTAATTTTCCAATAAGACCTGCTTCGTTGATCAGTTCATTAATTCTCATCTTATCTCCTAAACAGAGTAAATCCTTCGGCAATCACAGGGCCAGTACGGATCACAGAATCTGATGTTGGTCCCATCAATCTTTCTCTGTCTTTGTCAATTTCAGCTTGACTTGGTGCTACTTTCTTTTTAGGTGTTGCTGATTTCTTACCAGCAGCCGCAGGTTTCTGTTCCGGAGCAGCTGGTGCATTTAAGTCTGGTTCAGTTCTTGGTGCTGTGCCTGGTGCTGCTGGAACTGTTTTAGATCCAGGACCTGTGGCAGGTTCTGTTTTAGCCGCAGGTGCTGCCGGTGCTGCTGCCGGTGCCGCTGCTGGTTGTGCAGGAGCCTGTGCAACACTTTTCTGTAGCAGTTGTAGAATACGCTGTTTGCCTTTTTTGTCTAGCTTGTCAATATTGGCTTTAACCTGAGCATACAGTGTTTGACCTGCCTTGTCGCTGTCTTGACCAGCCATAGCCTGTGCAGTTTTCTGCATGGCTATACCAGCTTGACCTGTCTGTGCTTTAGCAGGTGCTGTGCCTGCAGGACCTTGTTTATTGATATCCTGTGCAGAAGGCGCTGCTGCTGGTGCTTGATAATCAGGAGTACCTGGTGCTGCACCTGCTGCGCCAGCCTGCGGAGCTGCCTGTGTGCCTGCACCAGTGCCTTTGGCTGCGGGTGCTGGAGCTTCGTCGTCACCGCCTGTGGCTACCTGTGCTTTACCAGCTTGATAACCTTTCTTGATAGCTTTGCCTAGACCTGCTACACCGCCTGCCACGGCACCTACGCCTTTGGCCAATGTGCCAACACCTTTGCCCACAGCAGAACCAATCTTGTTCATGATCGGACCTTCTTGTAGCTGTTGGATTTCAGTGTGCTGTGATTCAGTGATAAATTCTTGTATTCTCATTTTTAGGCTACCCCTAGTTGTTTTTCCATGTATTTTAGCAGTCTCTGCTTTCTAGATTTAGGCAATTTTTCTACCATTTGTATTACTGTTTTGATATCCGCCGGTGCACCGCCATCTGCAGGAGGCTCGCCAGGAGCACCTGTATAGGGAATCTTCATACTCTTGTAAGCCTGTGCAACTATATCATCTGGTACATTGCCAGCACCAGTGAGTACATTGTAAAGATCGTCAGCATCTGTGGGATTGCCTGCGTTGTTCCATGCAGTGTTGAGTTTGTCTACAGTGATCTTATTGGCAAGGTTACCTGCTTTGGTTTTGATCCAATCCATGGCACCTTCGTCGATGCGTTTGAACAGCAGGTAAACCTGTCCTTCGCTGAGTGGCCTAGTCTGTAGATAATAACTTTCTTTTTTGCCTTTGTCCAAAGATCCTTTAACTCCGCCAGCAGCCACAGCACCTTGTGCAGCAGCACCAAGGAACTTGAATACCTGTTGAGCAGCACTGGCCGCCTGAGTGATTATCTGTCGCTTGTCGGCATCAGCGGCAATCTGTGCCACATACTCTGGACTCTTAAGTGTGCCTTCAATGTAGTCGTTGAGTGCTGACCATACCTTGGCGCTTTGATCATAGTCGCCGGCTTTCCATGCAGAAGCAGCATCGTTGAACAAGGTCTTGACATCAGCAGCATCTTCGGGTTTGATAATCAAACCTTTGACTTCAAATGCAGCATATCTGCTGCCCATCTCTCCGCCCACTTCATTAAATATCTGTGTCATATTCAATCTTACAGCACCCGGGAACATGGTATCTTTGACCAACTGTGCGCCGCTGCTGAGTGCATCACCGATCAGCTCAAAAGTTTTTCCTGCAATGAAGCCATAGGCCGCAGTCTTAATACCTTTGCCTATGGCAGTGGATAGTTTTTCACCTTTGAGCAGTTCTACAGAACCTCTAAGTATCTGACCAGCAATGGCACCTCCAATGGGACCGCCAGCTAGGCCAGCAATGGCAGTAAGTACACCTACTATGGCAGCAGTCTTGCCAGGATTGCGTTCTGCCCACATGCCCATTTCAGAAATGGCATCTAGTATCTTAGAATCTGGAAACTTCTTGTTAATGGTGTTTTTGAGATTTTCGAACTTTTGATCAAAGTTCTTAACTGGTGTTGTATCCTGTAGCCAACGACCAATTTTGTTGACAGTTTCGTCTGCGGCACGGGCAACATCCACGCCCTTGCCTATCAGTGTTCTATTACCACCACCTGCTGTGGCTGTCTTTTCGATTTCGCCAAACAACGATTGTATCTGTTGTGCTGTGAGACTGGCTTCAATTAAAGGTCGTAGTTCGGTATAAATTCCTTCTACAACAGTTCTCTGCTCAATAGTCAGCCCACTACAGCTTTCTCTAAGGATCGAACCACTTAGAGTCATGTGTTGCTCTAATAACAATATGGGATCAGATAAGGTGGATAGTTTCATTTAAACTCATTTATCAGAATTATCTTTTATTTATTTAAAAACGAGCTAACGCTCGTTTGCGTTTTCGCTTACGCTCAACGCATTTTTTTCTTTTTTAATTTTTTGCGAGATGTGCAAAAAATTTTTGCGCGAAGCGCAATTTAAGCATTATCCAGATCGTTCCGTCACACTTAGCCCAGACAAGGGCCAAGTAGCATTATCCGAGTCGAACAATGTCACACAGCGTTAGAGCATTACAGAGGCGGTCGTCCGGTACCTCGAGCTCAGTCTTTTACGACGGCTGGTCTACAAATTGACGCTATCCAACTTGTAGCCGTGGGGTTTTTCTCCCCTCATTTTACCTTTGCTTATCCTTTTCAAACAGCAAAATCGCAGGTTTTAAGCGATCTTCATCCATATACGGGTAGTTGCTGAGTACCACTGCGGCGTGGATTTCCGTCCCTGTGACCACGATTGACCAGGTATAGAGCGCAAGAAATTAAGGCCTGCGCCAGCCAAAAAACCGCCTTATTTTGCCTTTTTATGTTCTTCTAGACGCTGTCTAAGTATGTTTGATCCGCCTACTCTGACATTTATAATGCCATTATAATAGTCATCTGTTTCTAAAACTCGGCGTTCAAACTGTTCTCTTGCCTCTAAATACGACATTTCTGCCTTGGATTTACAAAGATAAAGTATTTCTCTAGTGAATTTTTCCGGACCTAGTGCTTGGACATCTGCGTTGAGCCTATCAGAAGAACCCCAGTAATCGCGCCAATCGCTTTCTACTGTGCTTCTTCTTTTAAGTTTTTTGCCTTTGAGTGGTGGTTTAGTACGCTTGAATTGTGCTAGTTTCTTGCCTATGTACTTCTGTCCGGTCTGTAGATTGGTGATAAGATAAACAAAGCCAATGTAGCCTTCGGGTATTTCTTCTACGATTTGATTTTGATAAGTCCACAGCACTCACTTAGTTAGCTTGGGCGGTCTTCCTATCATGCCTTTTCTGGATTCTTTACGAATTTCTCTTTTGTCCTGTATTTCTTTGCGCCTAATGCTTGCCTCGTTGCGTATTTCTGATAGCCAAAATCGTGCCTTAATACCTGCCTCGTCCGAACCTCGATACTCAAAGCGTTCTTGCCACTTAAAGTATTCTTGAAATGCCTTGATCATTCGGTCATGACTATCTGTGCTCATTTCCAATTAGGTCCTTCTAACCAAGCACTTATAGTAATTCGTTGTCCTTGTGTAACTGGACTGACTCTGTGATACAAATAAGAAGGAAATATTAACATCGTTCCTACTTCGTCGATTTCCGGAATAGTTTTTTCTTCGCCTAAAAATAAACTAAACTGTCCGCCTGTATAACTTTCTTGAGAAATGTTTAGAATCGCAGTTAATTTAACATCTGACGATTCGCCAGCAGTATTTTTATCTCTATGATACGGATATTCTTGATTTTTATTATAAATGTTTACATTCATTGCTAAGGGTAAATCGTCCCATAGGTCCAATCCAAACATTCTTCTATTGAGTTTTTTAGTATAATCAAAAAATTTATCTATAGTTGGTCTTAGAGAATTTGTTTCTACAGACAGTACATCTAGATTTTTTCTTTCAGGATGTATATCTTTGATATCGGCGCTGACATTTTTTCTACATAGATCTACAATTTCCTGACATTGATCAGGAGTATATAGATTTTTAATAAAATACCAATCGTATAACATTAAGCAACTATTTCAATATCTGTAGAATAACTAGTAAAACCATTTTCTTTAATAACTTTCAACACATGATTTACTCTGCTAGTGAGATCGTCTCTGTGCGAAATCAAGAATACATTCTTATCACGCTCTCTAGTCATGCGTTTTAGCACAGCAATAGAGCTCTCAACGCCACTGGCATCCATACCACTGTCAACTAGTTCGTCGATGAACAGCAGATTAATGCTGTGATATAGATTTTCCCATACATCACGGAACGCCCACGACATTGATAGAATCAGCCTATTGCGTTCTCCTCGGCTTAGATTGTCAAAATCTAGATCTTGTCCTAGTTGAGTAATAATTACTGTCAGGTCGTTCTGGAATTCTACTATATGTGGAAGACCAATTCTGTCTAGATAATATGTTAATCTTTGATTCAAGAAGGCCAGGTTTTGATCAATGATACGCTTACGAACAAAACTATCCTTGTTAGTTAATAACTTGTACAAGAATTCTTGATGATCTTTGACACGAGTTAGTTCGTTAACAGCTTCCCAGTCGATTTCTTGTACAGCAGTATTTCGAAGTTCCTCTATTTGCTCTCCATAGGGGTTTAGTTCGGTTTCTTTAGTGACCAGATCTTTTTCTAAGCCGTCTAATGTATTTTTATGATTAAGAGCTTGTTCCAGATTATCATAGTGTACCTTGGGGCAGTCTCCTAGATCCCCTAATAGACTCAGTGATTCATTAAGAGTAGCCAGTTCCTCTAGATGTTCGGTGATTAGATTTTGACTATCTTCTACTTGTCTAGCCTTAGAAGTTACCATTTCTTCGTGTTTATTATCGTGGATTTCCTGACCACAGGCATGACACTTGTGATCTGCTAGGCTAACCAGTTCTTTTTCTAGCTTGACCAGAACTTTTTGTTCCTTTTCCAAAGCAGAAGTTTGTTTGGCAATTAATGCAGTAACACTATCTCGCTCTTTCTTAGTTTCAGCCCACTCAGTAAGAGCTCGTTGATTAACGATCTCTTGATCAATGTCAATGTTACTGAGCTTATCTATGCTCTTTCTAAGATTATCTAGAGCAGTTTCTTTCTGCTCTTCCCATAGTTTCTGTTTGCGCTCAAGAGCTTGGATGCTTTGTTGTATGCGATCATTAGATGCCTTTACAGTTTCAATTCGGGTATTTTCTGTAGCAATAGCATCTTTGGTAAATTTAATCTGCTCTTTGAGAGCCTCTGCCTTTTCCGATAGTTGAGTAATACCTAACAGTTGCTCGATGATACTGCGTTGATCAGCAGCTTTCATTGAAAGGAACGGTTCTGTATAGGTATTGAGAGCAACAAGATGTTTAAACATTTCGTGACTCATACCAATCATCTCGTCAATGGCTTTTTGTGTCTCTCTGCTGTCGCCTTGACTTTCGTCTAAATCTTTAAGCTCTTGTTCTTCGCCGTTAATACTAAACTTTAAAAGATTAGGTTTGCGTCCTCGTTCGATATGATATTCAATACCGTCTTTTTCAAAGGTCACAGTGACCAACATACCTTTGCTGTTAATCTTGTTGATAAGATTATCACGCTTGATGTTGGTTAGGGCTTGACCGTAGATAGCATAGCTTAGTCCGTTGATGATTGTAGTTTTGCCTGTTCCGTTACGGGCGCCAGAGTCATCACCTCCTAGATCTAGATTTTCACCTAAGACCAAGGTCAACTGTCCACGATCAAAGTCGATAGCCTGGGTTTGATTACCCACGCTCATAAAATTTCTTACAGTTAAGTTTTTTATTTTGATCATAATTCTTTGTAAATGTCTAATAGAAGACCTTTATCGTAAGTATCGCTTTCTATAGCATTGATCTGATTCATTACAATAGTATCAACACTTTCAAACTGTATATCAATAGGAGTTTGATTGGTTTCTACTTCGACCTTTTCAGGTATTAGCATCAGTTCTCGTAGATTAAACTGCGGAATAAACTGTTCTTTGATAAAATTTGCTTCTTCGAATGTAATAGGCAAGTCTATGGTCACACGACAATGCATTTTTTCACGAAGCAGTTTATCCGGGCTATCAATAATCTGACTTAGTTTATAAGTTCTATAAACAGGTTGCCCCGGCCAAGTACGATATTCTGGTTTACTGCCCCATTCTAAAATCATCATACCGCGATCGTCGTCACCTGCATCTGCGTAATTGTGCGGAAATGCATTGCCTATGTAGACAATATTATTAGCCTGCTGACGCTTATGAAAGTGACCAGTGAATACATATTCTTGATTTACAAAATGCGATCTCTGTAACTGCCCGTGGTCGGGCATCTGTACCATAGCATTCATATAAAAGCTAGGCAATTCTAAGTGACCGAATATATAACGACTCTTAATATTAGGAATATTCTTCCATTCGTCGGCAACTAGCCAGGGTAGAATAGTTACATCGCCCGATGTAAAGGGTTCTTTAATAGGCACAACATTAGGAAAGAGGCGCATAAACTCAACAGAGTTGATTTCTCGCTTGTCTTTGTAGAATAAATCGTGGTTGCCTAATATGAAATAAACTTTTTCAAAGTTGTCGCTAAGGCGTTCTAGATTCGAAAGGGTATAATTCATAGTACTAACATCTGTAGTACTACGATTATGGTGCCAATCTCCTAGGAAGATTGCAGTTTCGCAACCTTCTTTTTTAGCAGTTTCACAAAACCACTTGACAAATTCCTCACAATCCATGTTGTGGGTTCTACTACCAGACTTTAAACCAAAATGTATGTCTGTAAAACATGCAACTTTTTTGAATAGACTCATAGGGTTATTTTATATTAATAGAATCTAAATGTCAATCCCAATCGCCGCCGTCGGACGAAGATACAGGACCGCTAGACGGGCCACTGCTTCCACCGTTTTGACGAGTCCAACTTGGATTCATACCGTTCATTTCTAATATATCGTCTCTGATATTTTGATTTCGTTTTTCAATGTTGATAATTCTAACGAACGAATTAGTAACCGCAGCAGTATAATAGGCAAACGGATTATCGCTTTTGCTCTCGTCGAACTGAAGGCCAATCTGCGTTAACTGTAAAATTGCCTGACCACGCATTTCGTCGTTGTATGTGTAACCACGAACATTGCCTCGAGTGGCATATCTTTCGCAGAGCTTTAAAAACATACGAGCAAGATTATTGGTTATCTGTCCATGATCCTTAGAAAACACTCCTTTTGCCAAAGTGCCTTTCCAATGACTCTTGCCTACACAGATAAGGTTATCGTTGTCATCAAACTTCCAATGTTGGAATGGTGGGAAGTTTACTTTTTCGTGACTATCCGCTGTGTTTTTTAATGTTTTCTTACGACCCGGAGCAAGAGGAACATGTTCGAAAGTCATTACACGAAACACAACATCGTTTTTGTTTATTTTTTTATAATCAATCTCGAAGTCTTTGGCACTGAGCTTTTTACCACCTGCTAATTGTGCTTTTTCATAGGCTTCCTTTGATAGCTTAGTTGCTCTATTTCGTTTAGCTTCGGCAATAGTTCTTACATTAAGTTTTTCAAGATTAGGTACTATTAGATCATAGTCAGAATATTTCGGATCTGAATATGCACAGTATGTATTTTTGCTTAAATGTATTTCTTTGAGTAGATCTTTGTTGGTTAGATATTTGATTTTAGGTACAGTCATTCAATGAATTTCTCCTATTCTACTTATTATAATAGCACATTTTTGTAATAATAAATAGAGTTATAACCAAGGAATAATGCCAAAATGTCCAGATCAACAAATCCTCTTGCAAAATTAGTAGCAGGAGTATCTGAATCGATAAGCTCAGCAACCAATGCGGCCGGTGGCGCCGCAGCCGGAGGAGCAGAAGGAAATGCTCTAGCAAAAGCTAATCTTGAAGCAAAAGTCAATACATTGTCCGGAGCAGTAGGATCGGGATTAAATGGTTTTACGGCTGCCCCCGGCGGAGGCGGAACAGCACTAGGCGGTATAGGAAATGCTATACAAAGCAAAGTAGGCGGAGTTCTATCAAGTCTACAATCGGTGGCAGGATCTACCAGTAACATAGCAGCAGACATTGCCGGTGCAGTAGGAAAGTTAGGGGCAGGAAATATCTTAGGAGGATTACAAAATCTAGCGGCAGGTATTTCCGGAGTAGCAGGAACCCTTAACAACTTATCGAGTATTTTTAAAGGTGCAGCAGTGCCTCCTGGAGGAGAATCGTTCGCTGCACAAGGCACGGCATTAAAATTAAGTTCGGGCGCCAAGGACGATTGGCGTGTAAAAATTTCTTGTGCATGGGAAGTGTTTAATTCACCCCTGTTTCAGCCATTAAAAAATACCGGCGGAGTAGTTTGGCCCTATCTGCCAAATATTTCAATAACTTCTAAAGCAAATTACACTAACCCAGACAATGTCCATTCGATATATCCGTTCCAGGCATATAAAAATAGTCAAATAGATGATATAACTATTTCTGGAGAATTTACCTGCGAGAACGAAACGGAAGCTGCTTATTGGGTAGCGGCTACTGTATTTTTTAAAACAGCGACTAAAATGTTTTTTGGATCAGGACCTAATGCCGGTTCTCCTCCGATAATCTGTTTCTTAACAGGGTATGGTTCGAGTGTATTTGACAAGGTTCCGGTAGTGATAAAATCATTTACAGTTGAATTAAAAGACGATGTAAATTACATTAGATATACTCCTTCTAATACTTGGGTTCCGGTAGTAAGTAATATCAGCGTAACAGTATCACCGATATACAATAGATCAAGACTAAGACAGTTTAGTCTAACTCAATATGCATCTGGAAAAATGGTATCGGGTGACGGAGTAGGATACATCTAAAATGGCGACATATACAGTAGCATCACCGTATGCAAATACTCCTCAGAACAATTTATATCTAGAGCTATTGAACATTAGACCAGTGCCAGCAGAAACTGATGATTTTTTATATGTGATAGAAAATCAATTTAAACATAGACCGGATTTATTATCATTTATGATCTACGGAACACCAAAATTATGGTGGGTATTTGTTCAACGAAACATGGAAGTTTTAAAAGATCCAATTTATGATTTTCTTCCAGGAGTACAAATTTATATCCCTAAAAAAACTAATCTTTTTAAATTTTTAGGAATCTAATCAATGGTCGCTCAAGGTAATGCAACAGTAGCCTCAAGCAGTTTTAATGTTGAAGGTCTTAAACAAGGAATTATTGCAGCAGGCGGCGCAGCCCAGAAACCAGGTGCAACAAAATACCTTCCTGCAATAATTCCCAATCCAATGGAACAGTTTGCTTCTTACACTGTCCTATGGACGCTGTCTGTTTTAAATAAAAATCAATTTAATGATCCTAGTTCTTATCGAGCCGCAGGTGTGGGATTTGCAGGAGCAGGAAGTGTGGTTTTTTCATCAGCCGGTCGAGGCGATGCATTTAGAACAAAAACTTTTTACGGATCGCCCGAGTATTTCATCGACAATTTTAAGATGAAAACACTTATTGCTGCAAATTCAAAATCCGGAAATTCAAATGCATTTAAATTTGAATTTGATATCTACGAACCTTACTCGATGGGATTGCTATTACAGAGCTTACAGGTCGCTGCTAAAAAAGCCGGATTCATTAACTATCTAGACAACGCACCTTATTGCCTTAAAATGGATATTGAAGGATGGGACGAAAAAGGTAAAAAAACAGTAAACATCAATTCTAAATATTTTACTTTAAAATTAACAAAGGTAACTTTTAAAGTTACAGAATCCGGAAGTCAATATCAAGTAGAAGCTATTCCTTATAATCATCAAGGATTTTCTGATGTTAACAATACTACCTATAGTGATATAAAAATTACAGCAGGATCGGCAGGAACAGTAGAAGAAATTCTTTCTACAGGAAATCAGAGTTTGTCAAGAGTGTTAAACGACATTGAAGAAAAATTACAAAAAGAAAAATTAATCAAAATTAAAGACGAGTATGTTATACAGTTTCCTGAAAATGCAGGAGACTTTGCAAGAAACACCCCGCCGCCGTCTTCGAACAAAGCATCTTCAAATCCAAATGCACCTGCTGCTAAAGCAGTGGGCGGAACAGGAGTTCTTAGCAGCGGTCTCGGCGGCAGCGGCGTAAATCCCATCGGTAAATCCAGTTTAGGATTTACTTCGGGCAGCGGAGGTAATGTTCCTTTTTCTAAGCACGGTGATGTTGTAGACGAAAAGACAGGATTAGTTCAACGAGATAACATGACCGTTGATCCTAAAAATAGAGCGTTTCAATTTGCTCAAGGACAAAAAATTACTGCAATGATTAATCAGCTAATTTTAAGTTCTGAATATGCAAAGAAGGCACTAGACGCAAACAATTTAATAGACGGGTTTGTCAAATGGTGGCGTATTGACATGCAGGTAGAACTACTAGACTTTGATACTCAAGTCGGCGATTATGCTAAGAGAATGATTTTTAGAGTAGTTCCTTGGTTAGTTCATCATTCAGTTTTTACAGACCCAAATACTGTGCCTTTAGGATATAACTCGTTAGAAAAAAGAATTGTAAAACAGTACAGCTACATTTATACAGGCCAAAACACAGACATTTTAAAATTTGATATCGAAATCAACACTATGTTCTTTACCGGAGTCAATCCGTCTTTAGAATCTCAAAGCGCCCAAGTAAATAACCTAGGTCAAAAAGGACCAGCCGAACCAAAGATAGCTAGTGTTGAGGGAGGAACTTCTTCAACACCTCAAGCTCAAGAAACTACAATAGGAAGACCGAGACCAAAAAGAGATCCTAATCTTCTTATAAAACCAGTAGGTGGAGCCGACGACAAAAATACAGAACAAATTATTGCAGAATCATTCCATGCAGCGTTAACCGGTAAGGCCGGAGTTGACATGGTTAAAGTTAATTTAGAAGTATTAGGCGATCCATATTGGTTAGTTGACAGCGGTATAGGTAATTATTTTGCTAAGGCTGCTCCGACATCTCAAGTCACTAGTGACGGAACTATGAATTATGAGGGCGGCGATGTCTTTGTTTATTTGACTTTCAGAAATCCTGTTGACATCAACGAAAAACAAGGCCTGTACGAATTTGCAAAAGGCGGTCGAGACAGTGCATTCAGCGGCATATACAAAGTTATACAATGCGAGAATGTCTTCAGCCAGGGTGTATGGAAACAGATTTTACAATGTGTAAGAATGGTGGGACAGAGTACAGATTATATTGTTGGCGGCCAACCAATTGGCGGCCTAACAGAACAGCAAACTGAAGATGTTATGCCAAGAAGACCGGGAGATCCCGAACCTCCGTCAACATCTCCTAACGACGACGAAGCAGCTTCTGGAACTTTTACTATTTGATATTGAGAATATAATTTATGGCACAACATACTAGAACTTCTACCGAAATAACCAATCAGTCTAATATAGGAACTGGTCCTTACCTAGCGAAAATTATTAGCCACTTAGATCCTTCCTTTAATGGCGCCCTCGAAGTAACACTATTGCGAGAGCAATCTAATATTATGGGAGATAATGCTCAAACATTTATAGTGAAATGCGCCATGCCTTTCTTTGGGTACACACCATTCGAATTCATGGGAGAGAATGATTCGTCAAAATCTTCTCTTGATGGTTTTAGCGATACTCAAAAAAGCTACGGTATGTGGATGATACCCCCCGATGTTGGTGTAACAGTGTTGGTATTTTTTATTAACGGAGATCCTGCACAGGGATACTGGATGGGATGTGTACCAGACAAATTCGCCAATCATATGGTTCCGGCTATAGCAGGAACTACTCTAGTTGATTTAGATCCAGACGATAAGAAAAAATATAAAACAGATTTGCCTTTGCCGGTTGCTGAAGTTAATAGAAGAAAAAATGCAAAAAGTGATCAACAACTAAATGTTGATAAAATTAAAAAACCTGTACATCCTATAGCAGATAGATTTTTAGAACAAGGGTTAATTGAAGATGATGTTAGAGGAGTAACTACCACCACTGCTAGACGAGAAACTCCTAGTATGGTATTTGGAATTTCTACACCCGGACCTCTAGATAAAAGGGCAGGAGCAAAAAAATCTAAAATAGGTATTAACGAAAAACAAACAGTTGCCACGGTACCAGTTAGTAGATTAGGCGGAACCACGCTAGTCATGGATGACGGCGATGACAGATATGTTCGTGAAAAACCAGCAAGCGACGGTCCAGTAAAGTATATGGATGTGCTGTCTGGAGAGAAGGGCGATCCTACAATTCCAGTTAATGAATATTTCCGTGTAAGAACTAGAACAGGACATCAACTGTTATTTCATAATACCGAAGATGTGATTTACATAGCTAATGCTAGAGGAACTGCATGGGTTGAATTAACCAGCAACGGAAAAATAGATATTTTTGCCGAAGATAGTATAAGCATTCATACAAAAAATGATCTCAATATTCGTGCAGACAGAGACATTAATATGGAAGCCGGCAGAAATGTCAATATAAAAGCCACAGGCGAATATCAAGGAACTACCAGCGACGATCCTGCCAAACTCTATGAAGATAAAAAAATGTTCGACGCAAACGGTTTCGAAAATGGTAGGGTTTACATTGAAAGTGTTCAGAACATGGATATATTGATCGGAAGAAATGGAAAGATCCATGTAAGAAACGATGAAAAGAAACAGGGCAATCTAGATATTAAAGTTATGGGAAATATGAGAGTAAGTGTCCAAGATAAGGATGCAGCTCCGACTAATACTAATGTTAAAGATGAAAAATCTATATTAGAAGACCAGCCCGAAGCAGTAAAAGGTCTGCATATCAAATCCTATGAAAATACAAGAATAACCACAGCAAAACAAACTGACATCAAGAGCGGCGGAAATCATCACGAAACAGCCGCACAAATTCATATGAATGGACCTCCTGCACAAGATGCAGAAATTGCTGATAAAATTAGACCTTTACAAAAGTATGAAAATCTAATAACAGATAAAACTTTAAAATGGGATGAAACAAAATATCTAGTAAAAGATAAAAAATTAAACAGTATTATGAGAAGAATACCTATGCACGAACCTTGGGCCTTACACGAGAACCAAGCTCCGGATCAGCTGACTCCTAAGTTCACAGATAGGGAAGGAGATTTAAAATGACCAGCAGACTTTATAATCAAAAATCTGTTGCCTTAAATCAATATACATCTGTTAATCAAGATCGAGGCAAATTTACCTATAAAGGTTTTAGTTCTAGTAACTCTAATAAAAAATTTAAGTTATTTGATATCGACATAGTAAAACAGGATATCGTTAATCATTTCTATATCCGCAAAGGAGAAAAACTAGAAAATCCAGAATTTGGAACAATTATATGGGATATGCTGTTTGAACAATTTACAGAAGAAGTAAAAAACCGCATAGCTGACGATGTTGAAGCCATTGTAAATTATGATCCTAGGGTATCAGTTAATGCTGTAGCCGTTGACTCAACAGATTTTGGTATAAGAATAGAAATGGATGTAACCTATATTCCATTTGACATCAATGAAAGAATGACCTTTGATTTTGATCGCAATAACGGAATCATTAACTGAGCATTTAATTTTTTAAGGTAAATATCGAATAAGGATCAAATAATGACCACTACAAGCAGACAGAATAATTTGCTTCTAAACGAAGATTGGAAAAGAATATATCAGACATTTAAGAGTGCTGATTTTAAATCTTACGACTTTGAAAATCTTCGAAGAGTTATTATTGAATATCTAAGAGAAAATTACCCAGAAGATTTCAATGACTACATTGAAAGTTCTGAGTATATGGCATTGATTGATGCCATCTCTTTTTTAGGACAAAGCCTAGCTTTCCGCATAGACTTAGCATCTAGAGAAAATTTCATTGAGTTAGCTGAAAGAAAAGAAAGTGTTCTTCGCCTTGCCCGTATGCTCAGCTACAATGCAAAAAGAAATGTTGCAGCTCAAGGCCTCTTAAAACTAGTAACAGCAAGTACCAACGAACCTATTTTAGACAGTAACGGAAAGAATCTATCTAGCCAGATAATTTCTTGGAACGATCCTACTAATCCTAACTGGCTAGAACAATTTATTTTAATTTTAAATTCTGCAATGGCCGACAGCGTAGAGTTTGGAAGAAGCCAGGGATCTTTTAATATTCAGGGAATTTTAACTGAACAATATAGATTCAGAACTAATAATAATGATGTGCCTGTTTATTCTTTTTCAAAGAATGTAGCTAGCAGAAGTACTGTATTTGAGATACTGAGCACAGGAGTCAGTAAAGATCAAAGAATTATAGAAGAACCTCCTGCCCCAGGAAATCAATTAGGTTTCATTTATAGAAATGACAGCAAAGGACCAGGAAGTTCTAATACAGGATTTTTTATATTGTTCAAACAAGGAAGTTTAGAGCAAGCACAATTTACTATAGATGTTCCTACTGTAAATGAAATTGTTTCTGTAAATTCAAGAAACATTAACAATGATGATGTTTGGCTCTTTAGTTTAGATGCCGCAGAAAATCAAGTATCTGAGTGGACACAGGTTTCTAATCTTATTGGAAACAACATTGCCTATAACAGTGTCAGCGAAAATATAAGAAACATATATTCTGTCATAACCAAAGAAAACGATCAAGTGGATCTTCTATTTTCAGATGGAATTTATGGTAACTTGCCTAGAGGAGCTTTTAGAGTTTATTATAGAGTAAGTAATGGTTTATCTTACGCTATCGCTCCTGTTGAGATGAAAGGTATTAATATAGGTCTTCCATATATTAATAAAAAAGGAGAAGTCTACACTTTAAACATGTCTTTGTCCTTGCAATCTACAGTAACAACAGCGACAACGACAGAAGATATAGATACTATTAGAAAAAATGCTCCAGCGGTTTACTATACACAAAATAGAATGATCACTGGGGAAGACTATAATCTAGCACCTCTTTCTAGCTCTCAAGACATCTTAAAAATAAAATCTATTAATAGAAGCTCTAGCGGCATCAGCAGAAATTTTGAAATTATTGATGCATCTGGAAAATACAGTTCTGTAAATGTATTTGGTGATGACGGTTATATCTATAAACAGGAATCAGAAAGAACTATATCGGCTAAGTTCCTTAATCGTTTAGAAATTTTTAACTTTGTTAGAGAACAGATAGAACCAATTTTTACTTCTACAGATGTCTATAATTTTTATCTTACTAAATTTGATAAAATTCCATTTGTTGATAGAAATATTGTTTGGGAAAATATCACCTCGGAGTTGAATAGAAACACTGGGTATTTTAAAAATACCAACGGAGATGAAGTTTTAAAAACCGGATCTTTTTCTACCAACAACTTAAGGTATGTAGTTGGAAACAGTTTAGTTAAATTTTCACCGCCTACAGGCAAAGCATTTAGAAGAGGAAAGATAGTAGATATAGATCCCAATGATCCAGATCAGGTCGATAGACTCTGGACTAAGATTATTAATGTTGTCGGCGACGGAACAGCTCTAGGTCAAGGAGTATTGAATTCGGGATTTGGTGCTATATCTATCACAGATGAAATTCCCAGCGGTGCAATTATTACACGAGTCGTTCCTAAATTTGTAAATGATTTGCCTACTGCTTTAGAAATAGAAATTGTTAATCAAGCATTTCAAAATTTAAATTTCGGCCTACGATACGACACACAGTCGTTTTCGTGGAAGATTATCACAGCTTCAAATTTAAATTTAGTTGATGATTTTACTTTAGGTAAAGCCGGAGATATTACTAATACAAATCTCGACAGCTCGTGGATAATTGCGTTTGTGAAAGAACCTGACAGATATGTTGTGAGAATAAGAACTTTAGAATATATTTTTGGTAGCAGAGAACAAAATAGATTTTATCTTGATGCAGCGAAAAAACGATTTAATGATGCAGCAGGAAAAGTAGTAGTTGATCAAGTTAAAATTTTAGGAATCAATACTGATTCGAACTTTATCAACAATTTAAAAAGAGACATCCCATTTGAGGTAAATGATACTATAAAGTTTGATGACGGCTACGAAATAGCCTCTCAAATTAAAGTCACTTTTTCTGATAAAGACTTCGATGGAGTAATCGATAATCCAGAGTCTTTTGAAATAATTGCCGGCGAAGATGTACAGAATAACTATTTGTTTTTTGTAGAAATAGTTGATGCCAATGGATATGAAGTGTTTGATTTAGTTGATAATTCAAATGAATTAATATTAGTAAGACAAAAAGAGTCGGAAATAAATGTCTCAGACTTCAATGACGGTCAGCTGATATATTTTTATGATCCAGACGAGGATCGAGTAAAACAGGTGAATAGATCTAATAACAGTTTGTCTTTACAAAGCCAGTACCGAGCAAACATAGGAAGAGACAGGATCAAGTTTCAATATATTCACAATGCCAGCGAAGATAGAAGAATTGATCCGAGTGTAAGTAACATCATAGACATTTTTCTTTTACCAAGATCTTATGATAGTTTGTATAGAATCTGGTTAGCCGGCGGATTAGCTCAAGAACCCGAGCCGCCAACTAGTGAAGATCTCAAACTTACTTACGGATCTAAATTAGATTCTATTAAATCTATCAGCGACGAAATAATTTATCATCCTGTGAGATATAAGGTTTTGTTTGGCAGTAAAGCCGAAGAAAAGTTAAGAGCACAGTTTAAGGTAGTTAAAAATCCCAACAAGAGTATCAATGATAACGAATTGAAGGTAAAGATTATTATCGCAATTAATGAATTTTTTGATGTTAATAATTGGGATTTTGGAGATAGGTTTTATCTCGGAGAATTGATTGCCTACATTACTAATTCAGTCGCTCCTGATATCAGTAATATAGTAATTGTCCCAACACAAGCGGGTCAATCTTTTGGAAGTTTATTTGAGATTCAAAGTAAGCCAGATGAAATATTAGTGAGTGGCGCAACCGTTGATGACATTATTATAGTTCCTGCCTTAACAGCCTATGAGGTTAGAGCTAATCCTAATTCTATTATAAGCACAACATAATATGAGTAAAAAGATTTTTCCAGTAAGCCAGATTCCTATTAGAAAGACAGTCGAACTCTTACCACGAGTTTTTCAGACAGAAACTAACGATAAATTTTTATCATCTACTTTAGATGCGTTAACCCAGCCGGGTACATTAGAAAAAACTGTAGGTTACATAGGAAAAAGATACGGAAAAACCTATAAAGGATCTGATGTTTACATCGATACTGATGAAACTCTAAGAAGTAGATATCAGTTAGAAGTTGGCGTAACTGTTAAATCTGACGATAAAATACAAGCATTTTATGACTATCTAGATTTTAAAAATCAAATAAAATTTTTCGGAAACGAAGACGAGAAAGACGATAAGATCACAGAGCAAGTTCATTACTCTTGGAATCCGCCAATTGACTGGGATAAGTTTGTTAACTATAGAGAATATTACTGGGAGGCATTATGTCCCCCACCAGTCACTGTTCTTGGACAAACTTCAACAATTGAAAGCACATATTCAGTTAAACTAGGAGTAGGTAGTACCTATATTTTTACACCCGATGCTTTTACAAATAATCCTACGATTACTTTATATAGGGGCCAAACATATAAATTTAAAATAAATGCTCCTTACGAAGGATTATTAATAAGAACAAATTATGATACCGGCTCATTATTGTATAATCCTATTCTACCATATGCACCCGGATCCTTAGTGGTATTTGACAACAAGCTATGGAGAGCTAGGGTTGCAATCAGTCCAGACGGAAGTACGATCGATCTTGATTCTGAAAACTGGGAATTTATAGACGAAGTGTCTGGCGCAAGTGTTTTGAATTATGATCAGGGAATAACCAACAACGGGATAGAGAACGGGATATTGACATTTGAAGTTCCCTATGATGCTCCTGATGTTTTATTTTATCAAAGTAAAATAAATCCTGACAGATTCGGCAAATTTATTATCGCCAATATAGAAGAAAGTACAAAAATTAATATTGAACTAGAAGTATTAGGAAAAGAATCTTATACCAGTAGTAACGGTATAGTTTTTACTAATGGACTAGTAGTAGAATTTATCGGTCAGGTTACACCTTCTATCTATTCCCACGGTAGTTGGTTAGTTGAAGGTGTTGGTACAGCAATTACTTTAACTAATGTTCAAGGACTTGTTCCTACAGGAATACAAAATGCAGAAGAAGAAGTTGTATTTGATGGCTCGGGATTTGATATGCAGCCATTTGACGATGCAACTGAAGTAGCCAAATATAAAGATTATATCACCATTGCTCGAGATAGCGGAGACAATAACCCGTGGAGTAGATATAATAGATGGTTCCATAGATCAGTTCTTGAATATGCTTATAAATTGCGAGGGCAAGATTTTACCGCAGACGAATCAGTAAGAGCCCGTCGTCCGATTATAGAATTTACAAAGTCTATAAAACTTTATAATCATGGATTTAGATCTAAAACTCCGGTTGATTTTATCGACAAATTTACCACAGATGTTTTTTCTAAGATAGAAGGAAGCCTCGGATTCACAGTTGAGGGAGAACCATTATTCGACGGCGCAAGATTATTGATTATAGCAGACGAGGATAGTTTAGTTAATAATAAAATTTATAAAGTTAAATTCATTCAGCATAATAATCGAAGACAAATTTCGTTAATCCCAACTGAAGATTCAGACCCGATAGAAGGAGAATCTGTTTTAGTTAGAAGAGGAAATTTACCTCAAGCTAGCGGCAATAGAGGACTGATGTATCACTACGATGGAAGTCAATGGAAATTAAGCCAAAGAAAAACCAAGGTGAATCAATCTCCGTTGTTTAATGCTTTTGATGAGCAAGGTATTAGTTTTTCAGATTTAGACAAGTATCCAAATTCTTCGTTCGCCGGAACTAAAATTTTATCTTATAAACTCGGAAACGGACCAAAAGATACAGAGCTAGGATTTCCTATAAGTTATCTCAACATTGATAATGTGGGAGATATACAGTTTGATTGGAATTGGGAACAAGATAAATTTGATTATTCTATCGATCGAGTTCCTTATTCTATAAATGTGAAAACTGGTTATTATCAACTTTTCAATGATAATAGTTTTGCAAACGGTTGGACTACATTAAATGAAAAGTTTAATCAACCAATAGTAGATAGCTTAACAATTGATGAACAAACTAATTCAATAAATTTGTATACTGTTAACTGGGATTATTTTGATGAAAAGACATCTATAGTTAATTTTTATCTTAACGGTAGAAAATTATCTTCGCCGTATACTAGAAATAGAGAAACATTTACTTTTGAAACTTCTTTTCAAAAGGATGATATAGTATCTATAAAAATTATTACAGAACTTCCTCCTGATCAAGGATATTATGAAATACCCCTAGGATTAGAAAAAAATCCTCTTAATAATGATTTGCAAACATTTACTCTAGGACAGGCAGTAGACCATATTTCATCTGCTATAGAATTTAATTTTGATTTCAAAGGAAAATTACCTGGAGTTTCTAATTTAAGAGATATTTCTGGTTATCAAAATTATGCCAATAGATTTTTAAAACATTCTTTCCCAGCACCTATGGGATTAGCATTAACCTGCGATAAAGAAATCAATGTAATTAAATCTATTCAATTCGCCAAAAAATCGTATACTGAATTTAAAAATGCGTTTCTTACACTAGCAGCAGAATTAGAATATCCCGGAAATCCGGTTGATTTCGTCGATGACATTATTGAAGCATGGTCGAAAACTAAAAATTCTGCTAGCCCTTATTCTTCATCAGACATGATAGGTAGCGGAGCCTACACTACAATATCTTATGAAGTTGAAGATGAAGGAATAACAACTTATGCCTTATCTGAGAAGTTTACTCTCAATGAATTAAGCAAGAGAGCAGTTTATGTTTACATAAACAAAAAGCAATTAATAAATGAAAAAGATTATGTATTCGATAATAATTTTGGCTTTGTTAGAATACTACACCCATTAGTCGAAAAAGATCTTGTAGAAATTAGAGAATATGTATCGACAGCATTTAACTATATTCCTCCAACTCCTACATCTCTTGGGTTATACAAAAAGTACACGCCTTTTAAATTCGTAGACGATACTTATCAAAGTCCAAAAGAAGTAATACAGGGTCACGACGGTAGCCTTATTGATACATTCGGCGATTATAGAGACGATGCTATTCTAGAACTCGAATTTAGAATCTATAACAATATTAAATCAAAATACGATTATCAATTTAATGACACAGATAAGATTGCTGGCGGTTATTTTGGCAATAGTGTTTATGATAAATCTCAAATAGACAAAATAGTAACACAAGAATTTTTAAAATGGGTGCAGAATACCAATATCAATTATATTGATAATGGGTTTTATGATTCTGAAAATGCATTTACCTATACCTATAATAGGATGACAGATCCAACACAAACCAGAAGACTGCCTGGATATTGGAGAGGAGTCTATCATTGGTTCTTTGACACGGACAAGCCTCATACTAGACCGTGGGAAATGTTAGGATTTAGTGAAAAACCTGATTGGTGGGAAGAAGAATACGGAGCGCCTCCCTATACAAATCAAAACTTGCTATTATGGGAAGATCTAAGAGACGGTGTTATTAGACAAGGGCCTAGAGCAGGAAGATATGAAAGATATCAAAGACCGTCCTTGTTATCGCATATTCCTGTAAATGATTCCGGAGAGTTAATTAACCCGCTCGCTTCAAATGTCGCTACTAATTTTAGTTTGATTAATAATTCTGGACCTTTTGCATTAGGTGACGAAGGACCAGTTGAATATGCATGGAGAGTAACCTCCGAGTGGCCATTCGCATTTACAATTGCCATGTGCTTATTAAGACCGTTTGAATTTATTTCTAGAAATTACGATAATTCGAAGAGTAAATTTAACAAAATAGGTCAAGTAATTTCTAATAAAACAAATTCATTTGTTAAAATAGAAGATTTAGTTTCAAACGAAAATTCTAGTTTATCTAGCGGCATAGTTCAATATATTAGAGCTTATCTAAGATCAAAAGAAATCTCAACCTCTGTGTTAGATAATAAACTGCTTGGCATCGATGTCAATCTATCTCATCGATTGTCAGGATTTGTTGATAAAGATCAGCAGAAATATCTGTTAGACAGCAAGAGTCCTAAGTCCTCGACTAGTAGTATTTTCATACCCGGCGAAAACTACGATATAATTTTTAATGTCAGTGCGCCAATTTTTTCTTTGTCTTATAGTGGTGTAGTAATAGAAAAAACAAATAAAGGTTGGATACTACGAGGTTATGACGATTTAAAACCTTACTTTAATTACTTTGAAGCGGTACCTAGCCAAAAAGATCCGTTAATACAAGTTGGTGGAATCAGCGAACAGTTTAAAGATTGGAGTTCAGATACTCTATATAGTAATGGACAGCTAATAAGATATAGAACAGATTTTTATAGAGCGATTAAGACACATACTAGTACAGAAACTTTCGAAATTGTGAATTGGAAAAAAGTTCCTAAAGTTCCGTTAGTAGGCAGTGTTGATGCTTATAGAAGAAGAGCATTTAACGAGATGTTTGTTAAACAGCTATATTATGGAACTGTTCTTACAAAGATACAAGATGTTGTAGATTTTCTTTTAGGCTACGAGCAGTATCTGAAATCTCAAGGATTTATATTTGACGGTTACGACAGAGATCTAGCCCAGTCATATGATTGGACTACAAGCTGTAAAGAATTTATGTTCTGGACAAGACAAAATTGGGCAGACGGATCGATAATCGCACTTTCTCCGATATCTAAAAAAATTGCAGTTACTATACCAATTGGTGTGTCGGATAATCTTTTAGATGGATTTTATGAATATAGAATATTACGCGATGACGGACAAATTTTAAGTCCTGATCTGATAAATGTTTATAGAGAATTTCAATCATTAACACTATCTACAAATGCTAATACAACTGATGGAATTTATTTTTTCCGAACACATTATGTTTTAAAAGAACATGTTACAGTATTTGAAGATAGGACAGTATTCAATGATATTATCTATGATAAAACTACTGGATACCGACAAGAAAGAATGCGTGTTCAGGGATATAGAACAGTTGATTGGGATGGAGACTACACTAGCCCGGGATTCTTATTTGACAATGTTAACATTCAAGTTTGGCAACCTTTTAAAGATTATAGACTAGGTGATATTGTTGCTTATAGATCTTATAATTGGACTAGCTTAGAAAATCAAGTAGGCGTTGAAACTTTCGACGATACTAAGTGGACCAAATTAGATAGTAAACCAGAAAAACAACTAATTGCGAATTTTGATTATAGAATTAATCAAATCGATGATTATTACGATGTAGCCTCTGAAGGTCTAGGTGCCAGCCAAAGAATGTTGGCCAGACATGCGATAGGATATCAAACTAGAGATTATCTGCAAAACATGGCAGAAGATCAAGTAACTCAGTTTAGAATTTATCAAGGATTTATTAGAGAAAAAGGCACTAAAAATGCCATAACAAAAGTTTTTGACAAATTAAGTAGATCCGGTACAGACAGTATTAAACTCAACGAGGAATGGGCCTTTAGAATAGGTCGTATGGGCGGCATAGATGAATTCCAAGAACTTGAAATGGAATTGGCCAAAGATAATTTTAAATTAAATCCTCAAAATATTGTTGTTTTGCCAACAGGTAATACTGCTAATCAAAATTATAATATTAATCAATCTAATTTTACAAGATTCTTCAACGGTACATTTACAAGAAATATTAACAAAACTTCTTTAGAGGAAGAACCAAAACATACACCTGGTTATGTAAAATTAGATCAAGTAGAACATATTGTATCGTCGAGAGATGCACTATTAGAATATGACATCACCAAAGTAAAAGAAAATGATCATATTTGGATAACATTTGATAAAACTAGTTGGACTGTATTAAGATTTAACGAATCGCCTATTTTAACCATCGAAGAAATAATAAAAGATGGAACCACATTCACTATAACAACTGCAAGAAGACATAATCTTGAAGTGGGTGATATTGTTGGTATAGATGTTGAAAATCTAAAAGGCTTCTTTAAAGTTACAAATAATGAGTTGGCTTCTACTCTTAATACCTTCCAGATAGTTAATACTGCTACCGGGCCTGATCCAAAACTCAGCACAAAGATTGCAAACAATTTAAGAATTTTAACTCCTGTTAGATTCGGAAATTACAATGACATAGATGAAGAATCAGCGGCATTGTTAAAAAATAATTCGAGATTGTGGATCGATAATAACGGTGACGGAACCTGGGAAGTTATAAAAAAGAAAAAACAATACTCTTCTAAGACTATATCAGAATCTGGAATAGCTGTTCCTAAGTCTTTAGGAACCAAAGTTGTTTACAACGAATCGTTAAAACAATCGTTCGTCAGTGATCCCGGTTCCGGAGTAGTGCTAATTTATTCCGAAGTAGGAAATAATCTCAATGTCAAACAGGTAGTAACACCACCATTTGGCTTAGACAGTGCTGTGAAAAATAGTTTCGGAAACGAGATTTCAATAAGTCCCGACAATAGATTCTTAGTAATTTCTGCACCCAAGGCCAGTGGGATTCCTAGCAACTTTAAAGGTGATTTAGATAAAGTTCTTTTTGATGACGGCGATAACGATCCGTTAACAAATCCGCCTCCTTTTGCTGATCTAGATATATTCCCTAATGACATATATCTATATAGAGGAAAACTGTGGAGGGCAAAAACAGCTCAGAATATAATTTTTGACGGTAGTACTAAAATAGATGTGTACACTGAAGATTGGGAACCGGCAGAATTTATTCCTATGAATATCACAGGAACCAATCCTGGTTATGAGCAGCAAGGTGTAATTTTTATATACGAATATAGAAATTTACAATGGGAATTTAGAAACGCATTGTTGAGTCCTAGACCTAGTCCCGGAGAAGAATTCGGATCTAAGGTTACTATCGGATCGAATGGTTTAGATTATTATATGGCAGTATCTGCTGTAGGTAGTCTGCAGAATACAGGAAGAGTGTATCTATTCAACTATCAACAAAACCAATCGGCTGTGGAATCGTTCTTTGGATCTCTATGCAATTACAACACCAATACTATCGACTTCGGAGATCCGCACAGCTATTTTACCGGTCAAAAAGTTTTTTACTTTAATGGAACACCGGACGGTGTTAATGTTTCTACCCAGGATCAACCGCCTCCACCGGAGGATAACACAGAGTTTTATGTAATTGCTGTTGATACTCTTCGAATTCAGCTAGCATCATCTATACAAGATGCTAGAGATAATTTACCTATAAATCTTTTAGATATCGGTATCGATGACAGCAGCTCGCATACCTTAATTAGAGAAGTTCGTCAAAGCGAATGGAAGATTTTAGAAAATCATAATTATCGAGGAATATACGGAGAAATTCCAAGAAGTCCGACATATGGATCTTTATCATTACAGCCGGCTTTTTATCCTAAAGGATCAATAGTTTATTCTAACGGAAAGCTATGGGAAGCACAAACAGATACATTCGAAGATGGTAGTACTCTGTCGATAGAATCTAACGATTGGTTAGAAGTTAGCAATATCTCAACTAGTTGCTCGCTACCATTTAATCTTTATTTAGGTAACGACCATAGTACCTTAGCACAAGGGTTATTAGAAGAAAATCAATACAGCGAATTAGTAAAAGAAGGAGATTCTTTCGGAACTAGTCTAGCTATGTCTAGAGACGGTAGTATATTAGCTGTAGGTGCTCCGCTCAGCGACGGCCAATACTTTGTAAATTACAAAGGAATATGGAGACCGGATGTTGAATATGTAGAAGGACAGGTAGTAAAATATTTTGATGACGATCTAACAAATAGTTGGGGATACTATCGTTTAGTAGATGATAGAGCAGATCAAACAGTTGATTCTACAGTAAGAAGTTACGGAGTCAAACCGGGAGACCATTCGTCGGCTAATGGTTTCTTGTGGGATAGAATCGGCGATAGCACCGACGAATCTGTTGGAAAAGTTTATATCTATCAAAGAAATGACGGCGGTGTTTACAAATTAAGACAAACAATAACCTCGGCAAATCTAGCTGATCTTAATGATTTAGTCGAAGATATTAACATCAATGTTGGCGATGAGTTTGGTTATGCAATAGATCTTGATTACTCAGGAACCACCTTAGTAGTAACCAGCCCTAAAGCAGATAAAAACTTTACCAATCAGGGCTCGGTGTATGTGTTCAACACCAACGGACTGGCTAATGTTAATTATAGACTCAAACAAAAATTAGCCAGCTTCGAAGTTTATCCTAATGAATATTTTGGTCAAGATGTATCTATTAGTCCGTATACTGAAAAAATTGTTGTAGGAGCGAAGAATACAAAGTATTCGTTGCCAACTATTTTAAACACCTACCAGGACTATGTTGATGCACGAGACAACGGAGCGTATTATGCCGAGTATATTCCAGCTACGGAAGAACTAGCAATTTCTCCAACTATTTTCGATCAAGGAAAAACAAAATTCATTGATCAACCAGGTTTCGCTGGTGCTGTTTATGTATTTGAATTAAAAGATACAAAATATTTCTTAACAGAAAAAATAGATACTCAGTTATCACCGAATGAATCTTTTGGTAACAGTGTAGATTGCGGATCTAATGCTATTCTGGTCGGATCACCAGGCTATATTCAACCAGCACCTCATTTAGCTATATTAGCCTACGACGGACCGATAACAGGTACTGCTCGCCTATTTACTAAGAAAGAAGGTGTTAGTTCTTGGGAAGTACTAACAACAAGATCTCCTGTAGTAGAAATTTCTAAGATTCAAAGCATCTCTTTATACGATGCAGAGAAGGATGTAAAGATACAAGATATTGATTTCATTGATCCGGCCAAACTAAAAATTCTTGCCGCGGCCGAACAAGAAATACAATACAAGACACCATACGATCCTGCGATTTATAATGTAGGAACAGAAGAAAAAATTATAGATCCTTCATTATCGTGGGCAGAAAAACATGTAGGAGAAGTCTGGTGGGATACATCAAAAGCTAAGTGGTTATACTATGAGCAAGGAGATTTAGATTATAGATCAGGCAATTGGGGAACCTTAGCAGAAGGAGCAGAAATTGTTGTCTGCGAATGGGTCGAGACAGTATTTTTACCTAGCGAATGGGCTGCATTAGCCGATACTAACGAGGGATTAGCGGCAGGAATTTCTGGACAACCATTACATCCTAATGATGATGTATATACTATAAAAGAATTATTTAATACAACAACTGGTGAGACAACTGGAACCAAGTATTTCTATTGGGTAAAAGGAAAAGTAACTCTTCCTGAAACTTCTAATAGAAAACTATCATTAGCGAATATTACTTCATATATTTCTAATCCGTTGGGATCGGGAAATGCCTTTATTGCATTTACTTCATCTAATTCGATAGCTGCCTATAATTTTAATTCTGTAATTTCTAGCGATAAGTTTTATCTCAATATACAGAAATTTAAAAATAGAACAGAAGCCAACGAAACTCATAACGAATATTTCTTAATGACAGAAAATGTGGCATCTAGTATTCCTCCTGAGAAATTAGAAGTTAAATGGATAGACAGTTTGATTGGTTACGACCAGGCAGGTAATAGAATTCCTGATCCTTATCTACATCCTAAACAGAAATACGGTATAGAGTATAGACCAAGACAAGGCATGTTTGTAGATAGATTATTAGCACTTAGAATAGCCATCGATAGAATTAATCTAATATTACAGGATCAGCCTTTTGCAGATTTAATCGATTTTGCTATTTTAAATTCTAAAGACGAAGCTCCTAGTGAAGTGCTAAGAGAATATGATCAGATTGTAGATACCTATAATGATTTATCTACAGTTGGTGTAACTAGATTAAAGCCCGGAGTTCTTAGAGCAAATATTATTAATGGACAAATAGAATCCATAGATGTGATTGACGGTGGATTCGGTTATAAATCTAAAGAGATTTATGATCAGCAAAGAGGTTTGTTCAAAGGCCCTCCAGTTGAAATTGAAGGTAACGGAACAGGTGCATCGGCAATATCTTTAATTAATTCTCAAGGAATTATCACTGAAGTTATTGTAATATTCAAAGGTAAAAAATATTCTACAGCTAACGCTAAGGTAAGAAATTTCTCAGTGCTGGTTGTCAATGACGAGACTTTGAATAATTTCTGGTCAATTTATTCTTGGGATAGTACTAGAAAGTCTTTTTTCAGAACAAGATCTCAGGCGTTTAACACCAGTAGATATTGGACCTATGCTGACTGGTGGAAAACAGGGTATAGTGATAATGATCGAATAGTTAGAGAAATATCTAATATTTCTCTAGAACCGTCCATTAAAGTTCTTGTAGGCGATTTAATAAGAATCAAAGAATATAGCAACGGCGGCTGGGCAATATTTGAAAAAATATCAGATACCGGAATTGAATTTACTGATAGATATCAATTAGTAGGAAGACAACAGGGAACTATAAGATTCTTAGAATCATTATATGATCCGTCAATTGAAGGTGTTGGATATGATAACACACAAACCTTTGATACCGCTTTTTATGATATTGATAATTCTAAAGAATTAAGAAATATTTTTAGAGCAGTAAAAGAAAATATTTTTATTAATGAATATGATATAGAGTGGAACAGATTATTTTTTACTTGTCTAAGACAGGTGTTTTCTGAACAAGATTATGTTGATTGGGCATTTAAGACTAGCTTCTTAAAAGCATCTCATAGTGTAGGTGAATTAGAAGAAAAATTTAATTATAAGAATGATAATTTGTCTAGCTATCAAGAATATATTGATGAGGTTAAACCTTATAGAACTACTGTAAGAGAATATCTCAGTAAGTATAATAAAACCGATGTACAAAATGCAGGAACTACAGACTTCGATCTTCCCCCGACTTATTCGTCAGTAACTAATACTATAATCAATGTTTCTCCTAGAAATTCGATTATCACTGATTATCCGTGGAAGTGGTGGTCGGATAACAAAGGATACTCGGTTGTAAGCATCCAGGTATATGACGGAGGATCTGGATATACCACAATTCCTAAAGTTTCAGTTGACGGTGACGGCGTAGGTGCAACGGCTCGAGCTTTTATATCTAATGGCATTGTTTCCGGAATTGAAGTATTGACTCGGGGATCGGGCTTTACTCAAGCTCCTAATGTTACTATTATCGGAGGAACATTAGAAAGACAGGCCAAAGCCGCAGTTATCCTCGGAGACGGAAAAGCTAGAACATTTAATTTGAAAATTAAATTTGATAGAATTACCAAAGACGGATCAGTTAAAAACTATAATTACACTCAAACTTTTATAGCATCCGGATTTACATCTGTTTTCGAACTAAACTACGCTCCTACATTTGATAAGAGTCAGATCACAGTTTATAAAAATGATCAGATAGTGTTGTCGAGTGATTTTAACATTTCATTGTTTATATCCGAATTAGAATCTTATAGTTTATTAAAGGGAAAAATTTCTTTTAACACTGTGCCGGATAAAGACGATCGAATTGTTGTTTCTTATGAAAAGAACTCGGAACTATTTGATGCTGTTTCGAGAATCAACAAATTTTATGCGCCAGCTGCCGGAATGGCAAACAAAGAACCAAGTCAGCTAATGACAGGAATCGACTTTGGCGGAGTTCAGATACAAGGAACTACTTTCGATGTAACCGGTGGATGGGATGCGTTACCGTGGTTTACTGATAACTGGGACAGCGTAGAAGCATCGGCTGATTATTATCATGTCTGCGACGGAGATACTTTAGATGTTACACTACCTTATACTCCGGCCGACGGACAAGAAATTAATATCTATATTAAGAGATTAGGCAATTATAAACCAGGATCATACGACACAAACGAAATAACAGGTCGAGTAACTTACAGCGGAGAAATAGCAGAGCCTCCCGCGATTAGAATAGACGATCCTTTCTATAATCAATTAGATGATTCGTCAACATCCGCAAATCCTAACGCCGAAATGCCAACTTTTATAGGTGACGGCATTACCAATACTTTAGAAATTGGTAGATACATTCAAACTTTTGCCGGAGATATTTTAATTTTTAGGCCTGTTGAGAGCGACGGTTCAGTAACTATTACAGATACTAATCTATTAGATACTAAATTATCCGGCGGATCTTTAGAAAGCACTACAACAGGTCAGCAGGTTGCAAATAATACAATAAATGGAATTTATACCACAGCTAGAGGAATAGCAGCCGAAGAAATTTTAATTGACGGTGAAAAATTTGTTAGCCCTGACCAAGTACCTGCCCCAGAAGAAAATGTTCCAGGACAAGTATTGGATAGTTTAAGTATAAGAGTTTTTCAGAGTTCGATATCTAGCGTAGCGCCAGTACAAACTAGAATACTCTACGGTGACGGTGTTACACAAATTTTTGATATTAAGGCAACAATATTTGAATCAAAGAGTCTTCGAGTTTATGTAAACAAAGTTTTGTGCGACACAGAAAATACAGATAGCACTTTATTGTATTCCATAAACTTTAGAACAAATCAAATAGAATTCTTTAATCCGCCACCTTTATACTCGATTATTGAAATAATAAGCATTGGTATAGGCGGAGTTTCAATATTAGATTATCAAGAACAAGTTGTTGACGGAAACGAAAATCGTTTCCTTACAGCGGCAAATTATAGTTCTACTACCGCAGTGGTAACTACTGTAAATGGTATAGCTACAGATTCTGGATTCTTAAATAGTTCCGAGGTTCAAGGATTGCCTGCGGGCAAGACCTTAGTAGAATTTGGACAGAGTCCTCCTCGATTAGCCCGAGTGAAAATTTTAGTTTTAGGTGCCAATCCTAATACTGACATTACTAAATTAACATTGGTAAGATTAAACAATCAAGTATCATTATATGATGGAAGCACTAGAAGTATTGAGATAGAAAATTTTCAAAATCTAAACAGAGCATCTGCAAATTCTTCCTTTATCGTCGAATTAAACGGTAGATATTTAAGAGGTGTTGATACTAATTATTATGTTATAGAAGACAAATATCTTACAATAGTTAGTACTTTCATCGGCTTCGAAACAGTATATGAATTGTCAATCGGTACAGATCCTTCACAGCCTCCGGGTTCAATATTAGCTAATAATTTAAAAGTATTTTTTAATGATAGTCTTGCAGAATTTATTACAGATTATGTCTATGATGGTGTTACTAAAAAGATTATTATAAATCAAGAAAAATTAAACACAGGCGATATTGTTAAAATAGAAAATGATCTTGAAAGTGAATACGATATTATTAATAATAATCTTGTTGTAAGATCGACAGTATCATTAGATGAAAATGATATTCTAGATATTACTTGGTTCGACGAATATCCGTCGATGAAAATTATTGCTGACGAGTTTATAGGAGGAAAAGTTGTTTACAAGTTACCTATATCCCCAGTATCGGCGACCTATGTTTGGGTTTATAAAAACGGAACGAGACTAACACAAGATGTAGATTACACAGTTTCTCTACCTAGATCTACGGTGAATTTTGTAGTTCATTCAACTCAACAAGATATTATTAAAATTATAGTCTTTGGATCTAGTATTTTTAGATTGCCTTCAGGATTTGAAATTTACAAAGACATGTTGAACATTTATCAGTTCAAGAGATGGTCTGTAAATGAAGTAGAATTAGTTAAAGATTTAAACTATTTCGATAATGAAATGGAAGTCAACGATGCTAGTGAACTAGCAGAACCTATATTGACAAAAAATATTCCGGGTGTAGTTTATATAAACGGAGAAAGAATTGAATATCTACAAAAAAATGGCAATATTTTAAAACAGTTAAGAAGAGGTAGCTATGGAACACCGATAGGTGTATTACACGCTTCTGGGTCTAAAGTTGTTGATGTAGGACCTAACGACACTCTTCCTTATAACGAAGAACAATCTAGAAACGATTTTGTTAGTGATGGAAGTACATTAATAGTTGGATCTTTAGATTTTGTACCTCAATTAGCTGACAAATCTAGATGGTATGCCTCGGGATTATATAGAGATCGCGGAGTTTTTGATATTAATACTTCCTATTCAACTAAAGATTTAGTTTCTTATAATTCTTCTTATTATGTAAATGTTAAACCCAGTCAAGGAGTATTGCCAAACGACACGGCAACATCATTGTGGGAACCAATTACTATTCCAGAAAACTACGGTCCTTGCGACATGATAGAAGTTTTTGTAGCAGGAAGAAGACTAAGGAAGAATCCAGCATCTATGTACGAAGAAGAAATTTCGTCAAGCAGCGTTGATGGAGATAAAGTAGTAGAAGCTGAGTTCACAGTCGATGGAGAATCTCCAACCATAAGATTAACTAAACCAGTTCCAGCTGGTACACGAATTTCAGTAATAAGAAAATTAGGAAAAATTTGGAAAGATAGGGGTACTACAACAATACAATCCGGAGCTTCGTTACTGGACAATAATACCCCTGTGGCTAAATTCATAGCTCAAAAGTCCACGAAACTGCCAGAATAAATACACTATGGAAAACAAAGAGAACGATATGAATGAACCTATAAAACAGTCAATTCCGGAGGATTCAAAGCCCAACGAAACCGGAGGTTTCCACTTTGAAGGGCATATTAAAATATTTGATCCCGAAAACGGAGAAGTTTTCATCGATAAAAGAAACGCTATTCATTACGAGAATATGTCAGTGGCTATGGCTAATTCTTTATCGAGCCAGGGGGTAGGAACAATTTATCAAATGGTTTTTGGTACCGGCGGAACAATAGTTGATCCTACCGGGTTAATTACATATCTAACTCCTAATACTATAGGAATTAATAGCAGTTTGTATAATCAAACTTACGCTAAGGTTGTTGATCAAAATGCCGCTGAAAACTTAGATCCTACTAGAAATAAAATGGAAGTAAGACATATCAGCGGAGCTACCTATAGTGATATTCTTATTTCCTGTACTTTAGACTACGGTGAAATTGCTGATCAAGAAGCATTTGACAATAGTCAAGACTTAGACAGTAATTTTATTTTTGATGAATTAGGACTAAAGAGTTATAACCCCAACGGTGAAGGCAAACTGTTAACTCATGTTGTGTTCCATCCTGTACAAAAATCATTGAATAGATTATTACAGATAGATTATACAATTCGTATACAGAGCTTAACTGGATTTACAGAGGTATAATAGATGCCATATACAGTTAATTTTACAGATAAAAATAACAAAAGCCCGATTACGGTTTTTGACAATACCTCTAGTACAGATACTAGTTTAGTACTTCCTGGTAGAAATGTAACCGGTTATGGAAGAATCATAGCAGAGAATTTCATACACTTGTTAGAAAATTTTGCCGGAGCTGATAAACCTTTAAATGCAGTAGAAGGTCAATTATGGTATGATTCTGCTACTAAAAATTTACAAATCAATGACGGAACTGGACCTAACGGTTGGAAACCTGCTAGCGGAATTCAAAGAGGCCCATCTGAAGAAAGTTTAAGAGATCCATCGACCGGCGAGCTTTGGGTAGATACAACTAATCAGCAGTTGAGAATCTATACAGGAACAAGATGGCTGTTAGTAGGACCTACAGAAAGTTCGATTGATGGATTAAGATACGGAACGGTTACAGAGACCATAGCAGATACAAATAACGTTAATAGAAGTATTTTAATTTTTTATATTGCAGATATTCCTGTTGCAGTTTTTAGTAAGGACACCTTTGTACCAAAAATTACAATACCTGGTTTTAGAACGATTCGGCCCGGTATTAATCTTAATTCCCCAGGATCGGCAGAAGAGTTGGCACAATTTGGCGGTTCGGCGAAACCTAAATTATTCGGAACCGCATCATCAGCAGATTCGTTAACCATTTCGGGTTCGGAGATCAATGCTAGTAAGTTTTTAAGAACTGATATTGTGAACATTCTAGAATACGGAATGAACATAAGAAATAATGCCGGACTGACTATCGGAGCAGATGACAGTTTTGAAATTTCTAATACAAGTACCTCTGCAAAAATCTATAATAAATCTTCGGGTTCGAGTTTAGATCTTCAAGTTAATAGAAATGGAGTAGCTACTACTGTACTAAGAATTTTAGACAATAAAATCGGTATTAATCGAGCATCTCCTGAATATGCTTTAGATGTAGATGGATCTGTTGCTGCTACTGGTTCGTTAATTGTTACCAATACTAACGAAGCAACAAATATTAATACTGGTAGTATTAGAACAGCGGGAGGATTATGGGTTGATAAGAATCTATCTGTAGGAACACAATTTAGTGTTGTTGGAACTTCTCAGATGGCTGATATTAGACCACGACAAGCTAATATCCATGATCTTGGTGATTCTACAACACGATGGAGAAACATTTATACTAAAAAGATATTTGCAGACGAATTAGTAGGTACACTAGCCGGCAATATTAACGGAAATGCAAATACCGCAACAAGTTTAAAGTCAGTTACCACATTCCAGTTAGTTGGCGATGTTATTTCACAATCTATACAGTTCGACGGTCAAATAGGCACAGTCAATAAGCAATTTAATACTCAGCTTACTTCAAACCTAATTAAAAATAGAAATGAACCCACTCCGAATAGGTCTGTGTCGGACGACTTTGTTTTAGTTTATAGACAATCGGCAGAAACATCTGGATCTTCTGGATTGTTAAAAATGTCTAGGGATAGGTTTATAGGCGATCTTGGATTACCTATCGGATCAATAATTCCTTACGCCGGATCTACTGCTCCATACGGATTTTTGTTATGCGACGGATCTGAATTACAGATTGTTCAATACCCATTATTATTTGATGTAGTAGGTGAAAAATTTAAAGGAACTGCTCCTTATGCTGGATTCAATACATTTAGATTACCAGATTTAAGAGGACGATTCCCGCTGGGTGCTGACAATATGTTCAACGGACTTACAGTACCAAATGTAACAGGCGGTAATCCTTCAGCTGGCGGCGGTGAAACCAATCCTAGACGAGTACAAGGTAACGAGGCGATTACTATCGGAGGAACTGCAGGGCAGTCTACATATGGATTACAATTAGTAAACATTCCAGAGCACACCCATACTTTAAGCAATGCTGGTAGACAGTATTCTGCAGTGAGATTAGATACAGCAGTTAATTTACCAGCGGTTCCTGGAGCAGGACCCACCGCACCTGGTACAGCACAGTATTTTTCAGAAGCAGGCCCAGTGAAAAAACCAAACGAAAGCACACTGCTCAGTCAACCTTTTTCATTGATGAATCCTTATGTGACTTTTAACTATATCATAAGATCCGGTCCGCCTGCTTTCACAACAACAAGTTTATCATAATTTTAGGTAGCGAAAGATGACATATCAAATTAATAAAACAGACGGAACCATAGTATCAACAGTCCCAGACGGACAAATTGATACACTCAGTACCGATTTAACTTTGATAGGTAGAAATTACAGCGGATTCGGTGAATCTCTTAATGAAAATTTTATCAAGCTACTAGAAAATTTTGCCAGCACTGTTAAACCGACTAGACCTATTAGAGGACAGTTATGGTTTGATACAACTGAATTGAAATTAAAAGTTTATAGTGGTACTGAATTTCTTCCTGTAAGTTCGGCAACAATATCAGGCACACAGCCAACTACATTAGGTACTGGCGATCTATGGTTCAACAATACTGACAAGCAGTTATATTTTTATGATGGCACTCAGTCAATTTTATTAGGACCTTCCTATTCCACTAGTCAGGGACTGAGCGGATTTCAGGTAAAGACTTTGCTCGATACATTGAACCAAACACGAGTTATAACATTATTATACAATAGTGGAGTTTTATTAGGAATTTTCTCAAAAGATAGCTTTACTCCTAAAATTCCAATTGTTGGTTATTCGGGAGTTATTAATCCCGGATTTAATGCTGCAAGCGATACACCGTTATCAACTTATAAATTTAATGTTACAGCTACTAATTCTGAGAACTTAGGAAATACACCGGCAACTACATATCTTAGAAAAGATACAGCCAACGAAGTTTCTGGAACTTTTAAAGTTAAAACAGACCTCGGTGTTGACATAGGCTCGAGTGACCAATGTAACATCCGTATATCGAACAGTAATGTTACTATTTCTAATAATGCTGATTCTAAGACATTAAGTTTAGCTGCTCGTAGAGGTATTAACTTAGAAAATGCTTTATTAATTGATGCATCATCTAGAACAGTAGGAATATATGACAGTCCGTTATTTTCTTCGAGTCAGGTTAGAATCGGTGGATCGGTTACGATTGCTGGAGACCTAACCGTTCAGGGTAATGCAGTGACAATAAATGCTTCAACTTTAATAGTGGAAGATAAAAATATTATTCTAGCTAAACAAACTGGTGTTACTCCTACAGATGTAAATGCAGATACAGGCGGAATAATTTTACAAGGTGCAACATCACATGCATTTGTTTGGTCAAGTCTCGGTCAAGCAGCCACATCTAATTCTCCCGAAGCTATCGCTGAAGGATATAATGATGCATTACCGGCATTAATGAGTGGTTCGTGGAACAGTACTGAAAGTATTAATCTATCTAACGGAAAATACTATGCTATTGACGGAATACCTCTGCTCGAACAAATTGGCAGTACATTTAGATTAACAAATGCTGTAACACAAGCTAACGGTCTTAGTGTGTTTGGTATTCAGAATGAATTTACAGTAGACAATTTATTTTTAGATGGTAACAGATTATCATCATTAAATTTTAACGGCAACATAGAATTAGCACCAAACGGAACAGGAAATATTGCATTAATCGGTAGTCCTAAAATAACAGGATTAGCTGATCCTACCAGCGCACAAGATGCAGCTACTAAAGAATATGTTGATGATACCATAGAAACTCGAGAGATAGTTTTTAGTATGGATCTTTCTGATGGTAAGCCTAACAACTACATTATTCAAAATATTTTAAATGGTCCAGGCGGAACCGCGCCTCTTTATCTAGATCAAGGATTGGCAGAAGACCCCAATACAGCAACAGCTAGAAATAGAACACCAAGATATAGAAACGGAACCAGGGCTACAATTTTATGTACTATTGCAAGTAATTCTACAACTAGTCTTGATTTAAATCCGTTATTATCCGCTGGACTCACATTCGGAACATTTAATACCCCAACAGGAACAGGCCCAGCTGTAATTAATTCGTCTATCGGCGTAGCAACAGTTTCAGCACCAAGTATTAGTCTTACTAGAGTTATTAAAAGATTTCAAATTTCTGGAGGAGCTTGGTCACATATTTCAGATACATTATTACCACCATAATTGGATAGGTAGGAGCAAAAAATGCCATACATTATAAACAGATACAATGGTCAAGAGTTAGTAGTATTAGAAGATGGGACTTTAGATACTACTACTAGTTTATCCTTAGTAGGAAGAAACTATGTTGGCTACGGCGAAATTCAAAATGAAAATTTCGTTTATCTTCTAGAAAACTTTGCCAACAATAAACCACCTCGAGGACCCGTATCAGGACAGCTATGGTTCAATTCTGAATTGAATTTAGTATATGTATACGATTCCGAAAAGAAATGGGTATTAGTAGGTGCTTCAGCAGTTTCGGCAACAGCCCCTGAAACTCCGGCTCCGGGTTCGCTTTGGTATAGAACCGACTTGGGAGTATTGAATTTATATAATGGTCAAGAGTGGAAAGCCATAGCTCCGGAAGTAGCTCCTGGATTCGGAGAAACTAAAGCTAAAACTGTAGTTATAAAAGACACAGAATCTGTTGATAATCCAATAGTACAATTGACAATTGACGGAACACCCATTGCTATTATATCTGGACGAGAATTCACACCGGCCACAGAAAATATCATTTCAGGTTTCACTAAGATTTACAACGGAGTTACCCTTAATAGTCAGGTATTTTTTCACGGTCCGCTTAAAGGCAATGCAGAAACAGCAACAAAATTAGAAACAAAAAGAACTATAAATGGTGTTGGATTTGACGGTAGCAGCAATATTACTATTACTGCGACTACTCCCGGCTCTTTAATTCGCGGTGATTATATACTAGGAGACAATTTTAATGGTGCCGGCAATACTACATGGTCGATCAATGCATCTTCAGATGTCGTCAACGGATCGATTGTAGCTAGAGACACTATAGGTAATTTTAGAGCTAACCAAATAACTGCTAACTTAGTAGGTAATGTTGTTGGTAATGTGCAGATTACTACCGGATTTAGTACTTTCAATGAAGTACGAGCTGCAAAATTTATTGGCGCCAGTCTAACTGGTAATGCAGGATCTGCTACAAAATTAGAAACAGCAAGACAGATTAATGGTGTAGATTTTGACGGTACACGAAATATTACTGTTGGTGCTAGTGCAACTACGTTAACTGGAAATTTTTTAGCAAATAATGTTTTATCTTCTTCGCTAGTTCAAGTAGGAAAACTATTAGATCTTTCAGTAGCCAGTGCCGGCGTTGTTATCGGCGATGGCGATGACATTAAAATAGGATTTAGATCTTCTAATCCTTATTTTAAATCACAAATAACTGGAAGATCAATTGATATTGAACTTACAGATACATCCTATATTAATCCTAATCCTAGAATTAGATTTTTGCCTTCTACTATAGCTTCTGATCTAGGAGGAGAATCGATTCCGACTTTAACTAAAGAAGGTGCAGGCGAAGTAAATTTAGGAATGTTTTCCAGAAGATGGAATAAATTCTATACAAATGAAACTTACTCCAGTTCGGTATATTCGGATTCAATAACTCCGATGTCAGGAACAACAACTACCCTTAATGGTAGTCTAGTAGTCACTGGAGATCTAACAGTACAAGGTAGTGTGTTAGCTATCAATACTACAGAAACAATAGTAAAAGATAAAACTTTAACTATTGCCAGCGGAAGTGTAAGCGCAGCCGCAGCCGATGGTGCAGGTATTTTAGTCGATGCTGCGAATGCATCTTTATTATATTCTGTATCCGGCGATAAGTGGACTATGAATAAGCCATTGGACATGGGTTCGAGCAGTATTTTTACTACTGGACTTTTTGAAGGAACTGCAACGTCTGCTAGATATGCAGACTTAGCTGAAAATTATCAAGCAGATAATGAATATCTTCCTGGAACAGTTTTAGAGTTCGGCGGTGAATTTGAAGTAACTTTAGCAGAAGACGAAACTCGCAGAGTAGCAGGTATAGTTTCTACTCTTCCTGCATATTTAATGAATAGCACACTACAAGGAAAACATGTTGTAGCAATAGCTCTACAGGGCAGAGTACCTTGTAAAGTCCGTGGAAAAATTCGCAAAGGAGATATGCTAGTTAGTGGCGGCGATGGATACGCTAGACCTACTTTAGATCCTAAATTAGGCACAGTTATCGGTAAAGCTCTGCAAGATTTCGAAGGTTCCGAAGGCATTATAGAGGTTGTAGTAGGGCGTTTATAATATATCGATAAAACGGTAAATATATGAATTAATGGAGCAAGATAATGGCCTATCAGGTTGATCGATATAACGGAACATTTTTTACATCAATTGAAGATGGAACTGTAGATACTACTTCAGATTTACGGTTAATCGGAAAAAATTACGCAGGATACGGCGAAACTCAAAACGAAAACTTCCTGCATTTATTAGAAAATTTTGCTAATACAAGCCCTCCTCCAAAAGCAGTATCCGGTCAACTATGGTTTGATAGTACACCAGGTGTAAAAAAACTCAAGTTTTATGACGGAACTAAATTTAGAACTGCCAGCGGTGCTGAAGTAAGTTCTACTGCACCGTCAGGATTGCAAGTAGGCGATTTATGGTACGATTCTACTGCCAAACAGGTCTATGTTTGGTCTGGAGCTGATTATGTATTAGTGGGTCCGGAGACCGGTCCCGACTTATCAACCTCGGCAGTTATTCCTCAGACTGTAAAAGACATAAACAATGTTTCTAGAACCATTGCTAAGTTTGTATCCAACGGAAGAACCATAGCAGTAGTAAGTGGAGCTTCTGAAGATTTTACTCTTAATACAGTATTAAATCCTTTAAATCCTGAATCACCTACAGACTTTACTCTAATAAAACAAGGTATCACATTAATTTCGTCTGAATCAGGAATTACTACAACTAATCATAGATTCTGGGGAACAGCTAGAAATGCTGATTTCTTAGGAGGTGTTCCTGCTACTAATTTCCTACAGAAAGGAAATCAAAGTTTTGAGCAAGAAGTTAGTTTTAGAGATTCTGGATTTACATTAGGCAACGACAACGACCTACGAGTTCGTGTTGAAAACAATGAAAATTTAGTTTTTGAAAATAGATTAGGCAACGACATTACCTTTAGAATCACAGAGGGTGGCCTTACTCCTAGAAGTGTATTAAAGATTCGAAGAATCAGTATAGAACCTGGAGAAACGAATCAATACGATATCGGAACAGAAACAATTATTTGGAGAAATGTCTATGCCGATAGATTTTACGGCTCTTTATCTGGAGTTGTTTTAAATCTAAATTCAGCTACTCCAACTTCGCCGGTAGTTGATGTATCTCAGCCTATCACAATATTCAAAGGTACTTACCAAACAGACGACGGTACAGTAGTGATCGACGGTAGTACTAAAACTATCGGTTACACCGGTGCAAGTATTATTGGAACATTGCAAGGAGATTGTACAGGATCCGCTAACTCATCGACTACAGCTGATAGATTAACAGTTTATAAACCATCGATAGGATTTCCATTAGCTGAAGACGGTATTACAGAACTAGGAGATAAATCCTCAGTTCCTATTAGAGATCCTAATGGCGATATCACAGCAAGAATTTTTAAAGGAATAGCAGAAAAATCTGATCAATTATTAGTTGGAACCGAATACAGATCTACTGCTCTAACAGCAACAGCTAATACAATAGCTGCTAGAGACTCTGGCGGTAACATAACAGCTAATTTATTCCAAGGAACAGCTACAGCAGCAAGATACGCTGACTTAGCAGAGATATACAATACAGATACTTATTATTCTGTAGGTACAGTAGTTACAGTAGGCGGTGAAAAAGAAGTTCGTGCATCTGTATTTGGTGATCGTGCTATCGGTGCTATATCAGAAAAACCAGCCTATCTAATGAATAGCGAAGCAGAAGGTCAAGCAGTAGCTTTGAAAGGTCGTGTACCAGTCAAAGTAGTAGGTAGTATAAAGAAGGGAGATCGATTAGTAGCTTCAGATAATGGCTGCGCGGTACATGCTTCATTCCATCAATTCGCTGATGTATTTGCAATAGCATTAGAATCGAGCGATGACACAGGAATTAAATTGATTGAATCGGTGATATTATAAAATGACCACTCGTACTATTACTCGAACTGATTATAACATAATTAGATCTACGATAAATTCTCTTCTAGGCGCTGGCACAGGATCGAGAGGATACGGTCAGGCATTAGGCAGTGTGGCTCTTCCGGATCCCCCTACTCCGGTGGTGGTTCAAGACGAACAATGGGATGCTTTATATTTTGATTTACTTAATATTCTTATTCATCAAACAGGTGTAATTCCCATATTGCCTAATGTTGATTCGGGACAGGTTGTACGACTAGGAGCTTCTTATCCATTATCTTCGTATGAAAGTGCTCTGACCACAGCAGATGCAAATAGATTTAATCTTGCTCTAGGACAAAGTGTCATAGAAGGCAAAGGTTCACAAACTTATGCGGTGCCTTGGAGCAATCAAATACAAGCTACAATTACTTTATCTTTTTCCACAGCCAACGAAGCTAGATGGTTCTTTAATAGTGGCGGGAAAGTAAGAATAAGCAGTTCGAGAACAGGCGGTTCGGTTTCGGCACAAAATACATCTTGGACCAATATGTTGACCGCAGCAGGAGTAGTTCAATTTGGAGCAGGAACTTCGTCTAGTGTAAATTTTTACACTTTAACTGATACCTATCAGACCGTGGCTCTTTATACTGGTTCTGGATATTATCTGTACTCGGCGAATACATATAGAATTGAAGCTAGATCAAATGTTGTAAACAACAGTGAAGGAACAGCAACACAGGTAACTCTAAGATTGACCTGGGCTGATAATTATGTAGATCTGAAACCTTCCCTACCTAATGATCAAGTAGACGGAGAAATAAGTTTTAGTGTTGAAGAGCAACGAGCTAGTGGTTTATTGAAACCCGATGGGTTTGGTGCTTTTTCGGTCGTAGGGCCTAGTTATACTATTTCGAGTATAACACCGTAGATACACTAATGCTCCTTCTACTTGCATAAGACCAAATTTTAATCGAATGATGATATGTCCGAACGAAGCGTTGATGAAAATGATTATAATCAGTTAAGAACTAAGATAGCAAATATCTTAGGTAACGGGTTTTCGGATAGAGGATACGGTCAAACATTAGTAAGTTTAGAAGCACAAGAAGGATCAGTAATTTCGATAAATCAATGGAAAGAATTAACTGAAGATTTATCAAATACTCTAATACATCAAACAGGTTCGATCCCTTCAGTCCCAAATTTTGATAGCAATACAACTATTACTCTTTCTGATTTAAATCAGATAGAAACTCTTGTTAATACTTTAGATAGTAATAGATTTTTTATCGGAACGGGAAGATCAGTAATTTCGGCCAAAGCTGTAAAAAGTATATCTATTCCTTGGTCTCAAAGAGCTCAAGCCATACTTACAATTACTTTTGAAACCAGCGATCGAGCTAGACATTTTTTTAACAGCGGCGGATTGATCAGATTTTCTAGTTCTAGATCCGGCGGAACAGATACACCTCAAAATGGCGCATGGACTAATATATTAAATTCAGCGGCAAGTGTAGATTTTAAAGCATATAATTCTCTCTTTGCAGGATTTTATAACTTAAACAATCAATATAAAACCGTTTATCAAAAAAATCTTTCTACTCCATATTCTTCAAATTACTATAGAATAGAAGCTACAGTTAATACTAATGATAACTCTACAGGGTCAGCCAGCCAGATAACTTTTAGGATTACTTGGGAAGATTCTTTTGCAGGAGTATCAGATAAAGTAGATGGTAGATTACAAATAGATGTTTCTCAGTTACTCCCATCGGGACCTTTAAACAATGATAGATTTTTTACTATTTCTGAACCAGATTATAATTTACAGAATATAACTTTAACCGGTCAGCCTAACAAAGTATATTCTTTGACAAAGAATAAATTGTCGGCCAGTGCAGTAAATGATTCGTTTACAATTACACTTAATACGATAAATGTTCCTGACGGTGAAGCAGTACCTTATACGATTACGGGAGTTAATAGCAACGAAATTGGCAACAGTCCGTTGACATCCAGTTTTGTAGTTTTTGATAATCAAGCTACTAAAACTTTTGCAACTACTAGCAGCGATTATGTTGGCGTACCTAATTATATTCCTCAACCAGTTCCGGTTCCAAATCCTATTCCTTCACCAATACCGGTGCCAGTACCAGTTCCGAATCCTATTCCAGTTCCAGTTGATGTTTGTCAAGAATTTGTTGTAATTAGACAAGATATCAATGATAGAAACAATTGGACAAATGTTTTAGATCTTTCTAATTCGGCAGCATGGACTATAGGATTACCTAACCATCAAAGCGTTGCGAGATATTTTAATTATCCAGGAATGCTAGATCCAAAAACTGAAGATACGCACCCAGTGTCGGTTTTTGGAATAAATGCATCAGTTTCTACAATAGCATCTGCTACAAACTACGAAAGATTTATAGCAACAAAAAATCCTGTTAATGTTTCCGACATAAGTCAATTTGTTTTTAAAATAAACAAAGGAACAGAAAGTGGATGGGGTCAAGTTCCAGAAAAGAACAGCGGCACAGCAGAAGATGAGGCTTTAGAACTACAATATTCTTCAGATAACAGAAATTGGATAACATTAGAAAGATATACAGTCAGTGAGATTCCTAACGATGTATGGATAGAAAAAAGTGTTAATGTTCCGTCTGCAAGCACAATTACAACTATAGTAAGAGAATTTCCTTATGCTGAGGGAATTCAAACTTTTGTAGTTCCGGACAGAGTAACTAGTTTAGACATTACCATGTATTCCGGTGCAGGCGGAGGTGGTGGCTATAATACTCCTAACGGCCAAGATGGTCAGGGTCGTCAAAAAATAACTTTTACACTACCAGTAACTCCTTTAGATATAATTTCTGTATACACCGGAGGCGGTGGCGAAGGCGGAGAATCTCAGGTTGCCGGTATTAGAAATACATCAGAAGTAATACGATCTGGCGGAGCTAGATTTTTAACCGCACAAGGGGGAAAATCTTATCCTGGGTATGAAGGAGGCCAAGGCGGCCGTCCGGGGTCGTACGGTGCATCGGGGGCTGCAGGTGGCGGTGGCGGTGCAACTGTTCTTCTAAAAAATAATGTAATTACAGCAATAGCAGGGGGCGGTGGTGGTGGAGCAGGCGCCGGCGCAAGTTCTCCACAAACTCATAATCCTGAAACTACATACAGAACAAGTACTCAAAGTACCAAAGGTGGAGACGGTTTTGATAGAGGAAATTTAGCCGGAGTTGACGGTGGCGGCAGTGGCGGCGGGGGTGGCGGATCCCAAGGTGGATTAGGCGGAGCCAGTGGTGGAAACGGTGATCCTGGTGGATATCGAGGTAGTAGGGGAACTAATCTTATTCCTTCCGGCGGCCAATTTACTCAAGATGTTGGCGGCGGTGGATCTGGAGGTATTGCGGGTAGAACCAGCGGTGGTAATGGAACCAACGGGTCTATGACTATTACATATCAAATATCTGGATCTCCTTCTCAGAGTATATATTTGAGATATTATCAGAAGGGCAATCAAGGTTCAGCGAAAAAAGCAGATACTTGGGCAATGACCACTATTAAAGGTAAACCAAAAAGTGTGTTACCAGTAAGAACTGTTTTTAAAATTTGTCCAAGATCATTAACTGTAAATGAAGGAAGTAGTTTAGTTTTTGATGTTACAGCACAGGGATTTGGCACCGGCAAGTTGTACGCTACATTAAATTCATCAACAGTAACCTCGGCAGACTTTACTACAGGCACAACATCGTATACGGTAGATATACTTAACGATAGAGGAACTTTTACTCTTAGCTTTAAGGAAGATAAAATTACAGAAGGCGATGCGCTGTTCTTTATGGAATTGAGAGAGAACTCAACGACCGGTACCGTAGTAGCAAGAAGTCCGTCGGTAACTCTTTACGACACTTCGACTAAACCGGCCCCTGTTCCGACACAGGCAATTTCTGCAGATTTTACTACAGAGTATAATGGCACGACAAATTATACTGAATTTAAATTAACAGTTACAGGGCCAGGATACGGAACATATAGGTACGCTCTCAACTCTGCACCTAATCAGAATTTTGATACCACAGGAACTTTTGACAATCCTGCCGGTGGAAATCTTGTATGGTCTGTAATATCAGGTAATAATACTAGAGCAACATTTAGAGTTAAGGCGCCCCATAAAGCATTTAATGTCACAGCAACAGTCACTAGAGAGGGTCTTACACCATATACAAAAACTTTACAAATTCCAGAAAGAGTAATTCCAAAACAGAAAAAAGAACAAAGCTGGTCCTCAGGATCGGGAACATGGACAGTTCCGGCAGGAGTTACTAGTGTATCTGTAACAGCTATCGGCGGCGGAGCCGGGGGTGCTTCTGGTTCAGAAGCCAACCCGTATGTTTCCGGTGGTGGTGGCGGATCTTCTGGAGGATTTAATCAAAGAACTATTTCAGTAACACCTGGTCAGAAAATTTCTTACTCAGTAGGAAAAGGCGGGGCAGGTGCTGCCAAAACTACAGGCGGTTCTGTTAAAAATGGGTCAGCCGGTGCAAGAACTAGTTTCGGTACTGTAGTAGCTGCCGGAGGAAATCCACCAAATACAGGATATTCTAATCATTTTAATCAACGAGGTTTAGCCCCAGAAGGCGGTATTTCTGGAACCGACGGTCAGGTAGTGAAAGGTTCGGCTGGTAAACTAGGTTCAGTGGTTACTTCTGGTGGCCGCGGAGGCGGAATTCCTGGATACGGCACAGGAGGAGCAGAGGGAACAGTTAGCCAAAATAATGGCCAAGCTGGATCGGGATACGGCGCAGGTGGTGGCGGCGGGTTCGGACAAAGCGGAGGATCACCCCCTCAAGGCGGCGGCGGAGCAGGAACCAATGGATATATTAAGATTGAGTGGGAAGAATAATGTCTACTAAAAATTTTACCATCAGCTTGAATAATGGACAATCTAGTCAGACTGTGAGTTTGATATTGCCAACAACTCCAGTGCCAGTTCCAAATCCAATTCCAAGTCCAGTACCAGTACCAATACCAGTACCAGTTCCTGAACCAATCATAGTTCCTGTTCCTGTGGGGATTAGTAAAATAACGCCAAATATCACAACGGTATCTGAAGGTCAAACAGTTACCTGGTCGGTATCTTCATCTGAAATATCTTCTGGGTTTTTATATTATACCAATAAAGGAACAACTACAGCTAAAGATTTTGCAGACGGTGAAAACAGTGGATCGATTGCTATTAGTTCCGGAAGAGGGTCAATTTCGAAAACCTTAACTAATGATCAATTAACCGAGAACAACGAAACTATAATTTTAGAATTAAGAAAAAATTCAGTTTCAGGACCAGTAGTAGCAACATCAGATGCGGTTGTAGTAGTAGATACCAGCAAAACAGTAGCACCAGTGGATCCTGGTATATCTATAACTCCGAGCATTACAACTGTTGATGAGGGCGGTTCGGTTACTTTTTCTTTCAGAAGAAATTTTACTTTAAGCACTATTACTTCAACAGTAGATTATATTTACGAAATAGTTGGAATAGCAGGCGATGTTACATCGAACGATTTTTCTTCTCCGTTAACCGGAGAATTATTTCAAGGAACAATATTTGCTAGTCAGGATACGAGGGTTATCACAGTAAAGGCTGATAGATCGACCGAGAGCGGATTAGAACAATTTAAAGTAGTTGTAAAATCTAAAAATCGAATAACCGGAAACACTACAGAGCTTGCTAGTAGTTTGGCTGTAACTATCAATGATACTTCGAAAGATCCAGTTTCCGGTAGCCGAGTGTTTACTTCTAGTACAAATTTTACATTACCTGTGGGTATAACTTCTTTTACAGTAACAGTATCTGGTGGCGGAGGCGGAGGCGGTTCTTATCATGCTGGATGCAAACAACTCACCGGGCACCCCGGAGGCAGCGGAGGAAATGGGTATACATCGTCCAAAACATATAGCGTTCCTGCAAACTTAAGAAATACAGATATAAATTTAAGTATATCAGTAGGGGTTGGCGGTAGCGGTGGAAAATACAATAACAATGTCGCATCAGCCCGATCCGGAATTAAAGGTAGCATGACAACAGTAAAATCTCAAACTACTGGTTTATCGGTATCTGTTTCTGCCGAAGGCGGAGGCGGGGGAGTCACTGGCGGTAATGATAAGTATCCTTTTACACCCAAAACTGCTGTCGGCGGCGACGGATCCGGAGGGGGAGCCGGCGGAGACCATAGAACAAATAATCCAAATGGATCCCCGGGTGCCGACGGTTATGCTAGAATAAGTTGGGAAGGATGAAATATTTTTTAAGATTTTTTTCATCATAAATAACTCAAAGATTAGATAATATATGACTGTAAATTCTAAAATTTCAGTAGCAGATTATAACGCAATTGTTGATTATATAACTGCTGTTATGGGACCGGGCGGATTTGTTCCCGGAACTACAACAGTTGATCCTTCTTACGGTTACGGACAGTTGAGAAATAGTGTAATTCTATCAGAAGGTACACAAATTAAAAAATCAGATTGGAGTAAACTCTCTAACGATATTAATAATATAAATCGGCATCAAACCGGGGTACCATCTTCATCGTTAATTGGATTAATTGATAACGAAACTGTAAAGTCGGCAGGCACAGTAAATTTTACAGGGTCAATTTCTGGAAATAGATTAACTGTAACCGGAGTAAGCTCTGGGATGGTAGCTATAGGACAAGTTATAACAGGTAGCGGTGTTACACCTTCAACTAGTATAACAGGTCAAGGTCCTCTTTTTTCAATAAATTTAACAGGATTTTCTTCTAAGACCGCTAATGCAGATGGAACATGTAATGTAGTTTTTAATATTCCTACACAGCCTCAAAGTTTTTCTACAGGACAGGGTTTTGTAATTTCTGGAAATTCAAATCCTTCTTATAATGGTAATGTAAAAGTAATTTCAGCAACAACTACTACTGTAACTTTTCAGTATTTGAACGATCCCGGAACTTATGGAACCGGAACGACAACATTGACAGCTAGATTTAACGATCCCTGGGGTCTAAGTGTATGGAATGTTAGTACCAATCAGACAGTTTCTTCTACTGCAATAACATCTACGACTTCTTCAGCAAATTATCCAAAAACAAATTACTTAAACGAAGTTACATTATTATCTCAACCTTCGAATAGGTTTCTCATAGATACAGTTAGTCGAGCAATAACAGTTAATAAAAGTTCTTCATCGATTACATTTCCAGGAGTAGCAATATCTTGGAACAGTTCGTTGTCGACAAGGATTAATGTTACTTTTTCAACAGCAAATCAAGCTAGATATTTTTTTAACACTGGTGGAAAAATTAGATTCACTTCGAGTAGAACCGGAGGAGTTTCCACTTCACAAAATTTAAGTTGGTCCAATCTTTTAACTTCTGTAACTTCAGCTTTACCAGCGTTTGGAGCAAATACACCGGGAACTGGTTTATCTCCAACTAACGGGCAGAATTTTTATAGATTAAGAAGTACTTTTGATCAATGGTATAGTCTATCTGGAAGTAGTCCATACGGTTCTAATAGTTTTAGAATTTCTGCAAGATGTACTGATGTTAGTAACAATAGTTTAGGAACTTCGAAATCAATAGAATTTTTAATAGAATATATTGATAATTATACTGATCCTGGTCCTCCATCTCCGGGAGATCTAGTAGACGGAACTTTTGGAATAGCAGTTTCAACCTTAGAAGCATCCGGCTCATTGATTCCTGCATCACTTGGGAATGTTGTAGTAGAGTCTCCCTCTGTAACATACGGGTCATGGACAGCTAATTCGGTAACAGTGCCACCAGCACCGCCACCACCGCCACCACCGCCACCACCGCCACCACCGCCACCACCGCCACCACCAG